ATCATCCTTTTTACCTAAATCAACACCATTTTCTAATCCCTCTATATTAACATTTAAAAGATATAATGCTAATAATCCAACTCCAACCTTCTGAACATTGTCTTTTAATACTTTAAATATTAAATAAAATGCTACAACTAAAATTATTAAATTTTTACAACTAAACATATATACTTATAAATATAAAAAATTTATATATTAATATTCATTTAATAATCATTTATAAATATCTTATTTAATGTATTTGATGATATTTTAATCTTATTTTCTAATTCTAATTTCTTTATAAGATCACTCTTTTTATATCTTTTATTATCAATATCATTCTTATATGATAAAATAATATCTATTTGATCTTTATTAAATTTCTTTTTCTTTTCGATTTTTTCTTTTTTAATATATTCATAATTTAACTGAATTCCTTTATCTGTCTTTATATAACCATATATTCGTAAATTTTCATGATGAACTTTATGATGACATAATTCACATAACTGAACTAAATTATGATTTATATTTTTATGATGATAATCTATAATATTATTACTATCTGCTGTATTTTGTTCTTTAATATGATGAGTATGTTCTGAATTTTCATTACATATTTGACACTTATCCATTAATATTTCAGTATTATAATTTGATATCTTATCATTAACAAGCGTTTTTGATGAACCAGTTATAGATAACTGAATTTTTCTTGCTAATGATATAAAATCATTTCCTAAATCCAATGATTTACATACTTCTAAACCATATATTGCTGGACCTGAACCCTTTTCTAATTTTCTTTGATAAATTAATATATCTCTTTCTGCATCATATTCTATTTTTAAATGATATATTTGTAATAATTTATTATTTTTTATAATATCAATATCCATTAATTGATGTAAATGAGAAGTAAATATAAACGAACATTTTAAATCTGTTAATGTTTTTAATCCAGCAGAAACAATACTTAATGCCGATGTAGTTTCGGTTCCACTACATAATTCATCACCTAATACTAATGAATTTTTATTTGCTCTTTTTAAAATACCTCTTAATTCACTCATCTCTACTGCAAATGAAGATTGTCTTTTAAAAATATTATCATTATTTAATATTCTTGTAAATATTTGAGTATATGGTGTATATTTAAATTTTTTACATGCTACAAAAAATCCTGCCTGAGCCATAATTAATGTTAAGCCAATACTTTTCATTAATGTTGATTTACCACACGCATTTGTACCAAATAATAAAATACCATTTTCATTTAATGATACATCATTTGGAACATATTCTATTTCTGTCTGTATTCTTTCTACAATTGGATGACGAATATCATTCGCTACAAATTGACTATTATCTGAATTTATTATTTCTGGTTTATTATATGAATTTTCTATAGATAATTTCGCAAAATTACAATTTAAATCTATAAAACCAATAAATGATACCAATTCATCAAATAATTTAAAATATTTATTATAAAAATTTTTAATAGTTTCTAAATAACATTTCTTATTTAGATTCTGAATTTTTAACTGATCCGATACCAACTTATTTGATAAATTATTAAAAATATCAAACTCAACATGAGTAGTTGATCCCCTTTTAACAAATTTAATATCTTTTAAATCAATAAGAATATCTCCTATTCTTACATTTGTATTTACTAAATTCCCTATTGATTTTTTGAATATTTTAGCACGATTTTCTGTTATATAAAGAAAAAATCCATATTTTTCATTATGATCTTTCTTTATTAAATCTTTCTTATTATGATCTATATATTTATCTAATTTTTCACATATTAAATCTATCATATCCTTAGATTTTAAAATATCACTCTGTAAATCATCTATTTCTGGATATATATTACATTTAAAAACAGATGTAATCATATTCACTAATGAATATTTCTCTAATTCATTAATATTAAAAATATCCCTATATTCATTCATAAAAATATCCAATATTTCTATATTATCATTATATTTATCTGTAATAACAGGCAACTTTTCCTTTAAAATATTAATACATTTCATTAAATAATTATATGAAGTATCTAATGTGAAAAATTCATATGGAGTTAATAATGATAAACCCATCTTGCGATGTAATTTCTCAATATCTAATATCTTTTTTAAATTTGGTTTTAATAAATCATAAATATTATCTGTTTGGAAATTCTCAATCATATCATATCTTTCAGTTAAAATTTTAACATCTAATATTGGATATAATAATCTTTGCTTACATAATCTTCTTCCTATCGCTGTATCACATTTATTTAAAATACTTAATAAAGAATTATATTTTTCATCTTCATGCTCTTTATTCGGTATTAAATATAACTGATAAATACAATTATGACTTAATATTAAATTCTTATTATCCGTTTTATATATCGGTTTTGGTAAATTCATCGTATTTTCTAATTTATGTTCATATACAAATTGTATCATATAAATATATGATAATATTATCTCAGTTTCTCTCTCAAATCCTAAATATTCTATTGATGAAAGACTATTTTCCTTTTTAAACATCTTATCTAAAAAAGAATTCTGGAAAGATGGCTTCTTAAATTGATTATCTGTATACAAATTTAAATATAAAATATTTATATCTAATGAAAATAAATTACATAATTCTTCTTTTGTATATTTAATATCATCATCATAATGAAATAATATTTCTTTTGGAGAATAATAATGAATTAATCTAAATAATTCATCTTTCCAAATATTTTCATCATTTAATGAAGACTGTATACGATGAACACTATTTTCACCAGTTGATACATCTATTGATGATAATCCTATAACATAAATATTTTTATCATATTGTTGGGGATATTTAAAAATAGTAACTGATACTAAATAATTTGTATCTAAATTATTTTCTAATATTGTTCCCGGGCTAATAATATCCGTTACTTGTCTCTCAATATTTGGTGGTTCTGTAATTTGATTCACCAAAACAATTGTATAATTATGATTTAATAATATTTTCTGAAATTTAGATAGAGCAAATGTATTCCATCCAGCCATCAAAAAATTATTAAAATCTATTTCAGGGATATTTTTATTTCTCCTTGCTACCTGAATTCCTAAAATATCCGCTAAATGATAAATATCCGCACCTTCATGAATTTTTTCATTAATAACCGCATAGATTTCATAAAATCCACCAACTTGCATTAAAACAACTGTATTTTTTCCATATTTTATTATATTTTCATTATGATATTTTAAATATTCTTTTAATATATAAGGAGCACTTTCCATAACTATCAATATATTATGAATCTTCTTTTTTAAGTAAATTTAATTATTATATATTATATATATTATTATATATGCCTAAGAAAAGGAAAGTTGATAGTGAGACATATGCTAGCGGTGGTGCTGCTAGTGCCGAAGACGAGAGTACAAAAAAAGGACCCTTTCTTGATGATGAATCCGGTAACCCCCTCCCTACAGGCTGGCTGCGTGCAAAGTCAATGTCAAGAGATGGGTATCCATCATATTACTATAAAATAGGTTCACAAGAAACACACTGGAGTCTTCATGAAATACCAGAATTGAGTGATTGGTATAATAAAACATACACAATAAAAGGAGATACTGTAGAAAACACTCCAGCCGCAGCTGCGATGCCAGGTGATTTCGTTACACACGATGATGAAGCGGTCGATGAAAGAGCAGATGAAGAAACTGAAAAAATGAAAGAACTTGACCTTTTTTTAAAAAATTCAGAAAGTGTAGCAGCAGAATACAGACAAGAAGATGAACAACGTTATATGGATAAATTGACCCTAATGCAATATTTACTCGGTGAACAACTTAATAAACCATTTATATTACCTGAAATCTGGGAAATTAAATCCCATACACACGACCATCCATATTATCATTTTCATACACCAAATTATCCAGTAGATCCAAACGTAGCGGGTGTACCACGTGACAGAGCACGTAATGTATCTGATCCTTATGAGTGCACAAATCTGGACTCCGTACCCCCCATCACTTTCGGAAGACCACCGATTGTCATAGACAGAAATGGTAATAGATTATATCATCATGGGGAATTTCGAAGTATGAATATAGAGTGGCTTCCATACCCACCGCACCCTAGTTCAGGTAATATTCATCCATCATTAGTGAATGCATCTAGATATGCGGGAGGACACCCCCCTGATTTAAAGCCCACTGGAAAGAACTATGTTAGTGAAAATGCTCCTGCAAGAATAATGGAAAAATCACGGGATTCGTATGAAGCATGGAGAAGGATTGCTACTACTGCTGATGCTGGTGCTGCGGATTCTGGTGCTGCTGTGCCTGCTGCTGCTGATGCTGGTGCTGGAGTCCAAGTCCCTGCTCCAGGTATTGATACTGTAGACTCACATGCAGTTCAAGGGAGTCAAATAGGCAGTGGTAATAGACGTAAAAAGAAAAAACGTAAATCTAAAAGAAAATCATCTAAAAAGCGCAAATCAAAAAGAAAATCATCTAAAAGAAAATCTAAAAAGTAAATTTAATCATATATAACCATTGATTGAGTATAGGTGATACATCCCCATTCATCAATATTACTAGAAATACCACCCATTGGTATCCATCCCTCTTTAATTCTTTCATTAATTAATGTTACTAATCCGGTTTCATCAATTTCCCCAGTTCTATCATCTCGACGTGTATCATAAATTGTACCCGAATATTCTACTATATATTCTATTGGTTTATTCATATTTCATAATATATATAATCTTTCTTTTTTTAAGTAAATTTAATTATTAAATATTTTATAAAAATATATATATGAATGATGATTACCTTATTAAAGATCCTCGTCCATTAGAGGAATTTAAAGATAAAACATTTTCGGGTTTTAAAAAAAAAGATGTTTATCAAAAATTATTTAAATCAATTGAAACTACTAAAATAGAAGAAGCTTGTTATTGGTGTACCGAATGTATAATATCAGGTTATTCACAAGAATTATTTGAGAAATGTATTTATTTTGCATCTAAAATAATTCATATAAATAATCCCAAATTACCTCAATTTATATGGAAAAAATATAAAACATTTTTAAATTCATTTAATCATATAGGTAAAAAAGAAAAAGATAAATTAATTCATTTAAGAAATACTCAAAGTGTAAGAAATTCATTATGCGATTTAATTACAACATTATGTATTTCATCCAAAACAAGGAAGTTTGATAAATATCCTAAAGTAAATGATAATGATTTCCAATATCAAAATATCCAAAATAAACTTAATGCTACTATGCAAATATTACCATCAACTATTTTAAAATTCACAGATCCGGATGAATTAAAAATAATTTTAAATGAATTTTATTTTCATCTTAAAAATGTAAATGGTGGATATGAAAAAGCATGTTATTGGGTTGTATGGTTAATTCACTGGGAAAAAATAAATAAAAAGAAAAAAGTTAAATTTGAAATAGAATCTCGCAATATTGATCAAGTACATCCTAAATATTGTAAAGATCCTATTTGGTTATTATGGGAAATAATTATTCATGAATCTAATCAAAGAAACGAAGATATTCAAACACAAATTAAAAACTTATTTATGTTATTTAGACATGAATATACATCCGGGAAAAGAAATAATAAATTAGCATTATTATATCATAGTATAGGTTATTTAACATTTCCAGTAAAATTTAATATAGCAATTCGCCGAGATAAAAATATATATTTACAAACACAATGTAATATTAATATTATGTTTAAAAATAAAAAATCACACGAAATTAAAGAATATACAGCACCACCACAAAAAATTAATAAAAATAAAAATATTAATTTAAATAAAGAAATCGATGTTTCTAAATTTAATTCACTAATTGATATAGATGAATTAACTCGTTAAATTTTTTTTATAATACATTATTATATAAATGAAATTATTCGGTGTTAAAGTCCCTCAAATAATTGCCGAATTATGTCGTCCGGCTCAATTTTATCTGTTTTTATCATTAATTAGTGTAGTATTATATGTTTTATCAATGTATAATATTCATGATACTATATTAAAAGCAGAACCTAACAGTGAAGGCGTTCATCATTATACTTATACTGGTTTATTTCTAAAAATAGTATTTACTATCTTATGGATTTATATCCTAAATTATATTTGTAAATTTAAATATGGTAAAAAAATAGCATGGTTTATAGTATTATTACCATTTTTCTTTATGGGATTAATGTTAATCGGTACTATGTGTGCTTTATCTTTTATTGCATTACAAACAGAAAACAAAAAGAAATTACAAAATGAATTAAATGAATTCAAAAAAACAAATCAACCTAAAAAAGATAAAAATAATTTAAGTAATAGTAATATTAATAAAGGTAATTTTATGAATAACTCTGAATTACTTAAATAAATTATCCAGAACAATTTTCACATTCAGTTGGATTTAATGTAAACTGAATCGCCCTTGATGAAGGACGACTTCTTAAATAATAAATGCCAGTTTTTAATCCCTTTTTCCATGAATATGAATGCATACTACTCATTGTTCCTATATCAGGACTCTCAAGGAATAAATTCATACTTTGACTTTGACATATAAACTTACCTCTATCAATTGCCATATTTAAAACTTGCTTTTGTCTAATTTCCCAAACAGTTTTATAGATATTTTTTAATATATTAGGTATTTCTTTTATATTTTGAATACTACCATCATTTAAAATAATTTTATCCTTCATTTCAGTATTCCATAAATTTAATGATATTAAATCATTCACTAAATATTCATTTATTACCATATATTCACCAGATAATACCCTTCTTGTATATATATTTGATAATATTGGCTCAAAACATTCATAATTACCCAATATTTGAGCAGTTGATGCTGTAGGCATCGGTGCCAATAAAAGACTATTTCTAACACCATATTTTTTTATATTTTTCATTAACCCACTCCAATCATGTCTAATATCAGTAATATTTATATTCCATAAGTCAAATTGATATTTACCTTGATGTAACGGTGATCCTATAAAACTACTATAAGATCCAAAATATTCTTCTCTATCTAATTCTTCTGGTATCATATTTAATTTATTCTTTATAGATTCATATTCATCACGAACAATACGAGCCTCACTTGCACTCATAGTTTCACCATTAATATTAGAATCTAACCAAGTATCATATTTACATTTTAATAATATATATTTTTTATATAATTTTTCTCTATCCCTTGATAATTCCATAGATGCCTCCATAGCACCATAATAGATTGTCTCAAATATATTTTCATTTAAATGCTTCGCATCCTCTGAATCAAATGGATAACCAAACTCAAAGAATACATTCGCTAATCCCTGAACACCAATCCCAATTGGACGATGTCTCATATTTGAAACCCTTGTTTCAGGAATAGGATAATAATTATAATCAATAATATTATTTAAATTATGAGTTAATCTCTTTGCAATTGACTTTAATGAATCAAAATCATATGAAGGTTTTAAATATTCACTTAATTCAGTATATCCACCAATATATACATTTTCTTCAGTTATTAAATATATTTGAGGAAATGTAATTTTTTTATCATCATCTTTCTTAAATTCTGTATAATCTTTTGTAATATATTTAATATCCTTTTTATTAAATAATCCTTTAGTTAATTCACAATAAACACAATTTTCTTTAGTATAAATTAAGAAGTTCATATTTGATACATCTTTATGTTTTACAAACTTTTTTAATGAAATGCTTGCTAAATTACAAACAGCAGTTTCTTCACTACTCGTATATTCAACTATTTCTGTACATAAATTAGATGATTTTATTGTTCCTAAATTTTGTTGATTCGATTTTCTATTACATGCATCTTTATATAAAATATAAGGCATACCAACCTCTATTTGAGATGTTAATATAGCCGACCAAAGCTCCCTCGCCTTTACCTTTTTCCTAAATTTATTTTGAGTTTCATATGAAATATATAATTCATTAAATTCTTTGCCCCAAGTATCACTTAATCCAGGACATTCATTGGGACAAAACAATGACCATTCATCATCACTATGAACTCTTTCCATAAATAAATCAGGAACCCATAAAGCATAAAATAAATCTCTCGCTCTCTCAAATTCATTCCCATGATTCTTTTTTAACTCAATAAACTCAAAAATATCTGAATGCCATGGTTCTAAATACATCGCAAAAGAACCATTCCTCTTCCCACCACCATTGTGAACAATACCATTATGAATCATATAATTATGTGTATTTTTCATTTGTAAATCATATAAAACACCTTCATAATGAGATTTATTAATAGATTTAACACGCGTAGCAATATAATCCTCAAAAATGAAATATTTAGAAAAATCACCACACTCAATATTTAATAATTCACATATTAATGGACATTTGGGTATTCTTAATGTATATGATATTTTCTTATTCTCTATTTTATCACCATGTATAGATATATGTGATTCGCCTCGTCTATCACGAATATAACCACTACTAGGTATACCCATCCTTAAAAGAATATATCTTAATGATTCAATTAAATTTCTCGATGTTGAATCAAATACTAATTCATTCCCTTTACAACCATCTGTATCTATTAATCCCTTTAAAATATATTTGGATTTTTCTATTGGTAAATTTAACCATTTACTTGTAATATGTTTTTCTTTATTTACATCATAAATATCACAATGACGAAATATTAATTTAGTATTTCTTTTCCAATAAACTCTTGTTGTTAATCCTTCTATTACACATCTATTCTCAATACATCTCTTATTTAGATAATCTATTACTGAATCAATAATTTCTTTTTTAGATTCACTATGAAGACTTAAATAACAATTTGTTGATGAAGGATACATACAACCATCGCCTAAAATCAATCCATACATATAACAATCATCTTTTGTAATATTAATATTATCTACTTCATATTTTGGTATTTTAAATAATAATAAATCATTCTCACTTAATTCTTTCGCTTCAACCCATTCAGGTGAAATTAATTTTTTCATTAATCTATTCTTAATTACATCATAATTTAATCCTTTCTTTTGATCAGTTAAACATAGTACTGGGTGTTCACCTGTAATCTTTAATGATTCTAATGAATGCATTGTTTCTATTTCATAAATTTCACCATTATATGAATGTTCTAATACATTCTCAATCAGTTCATTACCATTTGTTGTAAATATTTCAGTTTTATTTAATTCACAGTCTTTAATTTCCTTTGGACCATCTGTTGTATAAATAATTGTTTCAGGGACAATACACTGATCAACATACCGAGCAGTATCATTAAATACCCTTAACATAGGAACTAAACCATTCGATATACCATTCGTACCACTAATATATGAATCAGTTGCACGAATATTATGAATTGACAAACCAATACCACCTGCATGCTTTGATATCAAAGCACAATCTTTTAATGTATCATATATACCTGTAATACTATCTTCTTTCATTGTTAAAAGAAAACAACTCGCAAATTGTTCCCTTCTTGATCCTGCATTATATAACGTAGGAGTTGCATGTGTAAAATAATGATTCGACATTAATTCATAATTTTCTATCGCCTTATCTATATCATTTCTATGAATTGATAAGGAAACTCTCATTAACATATCTTGAGGTCTTTCAATAATATTTTTATCTAATTTATAAAGATAATTCTTTTCTAATGTTTTAAAACCAAAGAAATCAAATAAATAATCCTTATTATAATCTATTACTGAATTTATCTTTTCCGCATTATCCATAACTAATTTATATAAATAATCAGCAATTAATGGTTTATTAATATCATTTGATACATAATTATACATTAATTCTATTTTATCTGAAAATGTATCTAATGTATTTTTATGATGATTTGATATTATAATTCTACCAGCTAATATCTTAAAATCAGGATGTTTACTATACATTGATATAGATATCTGGGATGCTAATTCATCTAACTCTGAAGTCTTTACACCATCATATATTTCCTTAATAACCTTTTGAGCAACAACTGACTCATCTATCTTTAATTTATCCACAAATTTACTATCAATCGATAATGATTGAATTCTTTTTAATATTTTATCAAATGATATATCTTCATAATTTCCATTTCTTTTTTGTACTTTCATTTTATTTTCTTTATTTTTATACATTTATATAGTATCAAATTTTTAAGTATTACTTATTTAAATTTATCAATTTTTAAATAAATTCGTTTATAAAATTATTTTCATATCTTTAGTAGTTATTATGGAAGATATTACTTTAATACCAATCACTAAAATTAAAATTGACAAACATAAATGGTTAAATAAAACCATAAAATATGATAAAGATCTCTATATTAAAGATATAGTTAAAGAAATGACCAATGATGTTTATAAATGGATATCATCAAAAGATGATTTAGAATGTATATGCGATTATACTTCGTTTGAAACCGATTTTATTAATTTACTTTATAATAAATACATTGATGACTGAAATAGATGATTTATTTGAACTGAAATATTTAGAAGAAATATCACAATTATTTAATAGATTAAAAGGAATGGATAATTATTACAATTTACATTTAAATTTAAATGATAAAAATTTTATACACTTATTTGATTTTATTAATAATCATGTAATTATTTATGATAATATTGATGAACAAATTTATGAAGAAATTGATGATGAAAATAAATATAATAATAATATATATGGTAAATTTTAGTTAACGTCTTTTACGAGACTTTTTACGCTTTGACTTTCTCTTAGACTTTTTACGCTTTGACTTTTTACGCTTTGACTTTCTTTTAGACTTCTTTCTGTATTTTTTTCTTTTTCCTCCACCAATCAAGCCGTCACCAGCGTTCAAGCCGTCACCAGCGTTCAAGCCGTCACTGAGAAGACTCCCCCCAGTAATTCCCGCTACAGTAGAATTGCTTGGGAGTGGTTCACCCGCACTCGACATGGAATATGAACCTGAATCTAAATCACCCATTTATATAATATATATATATTATTTTTTTATTAAATATATATTTTTATAATTTTATATTATAATAAAATAAATATAATAATAATATATATGGTAAATTTTAAAAAATTACAAAAACAATGTCCTGATGGTATTCCTTTCTCTAAATGCAAAGAATATCTTAAAAAACAAAAAAAGAAAACTCATAAAAGATCTAAAAGAAAAAAACCTATCAAAAAAAAGAAAACATCTAAAGTACCACCTAAAAATGTAATTATTCGTAAAAAAAATAAACTTTATAAAAGTAATGGAAGAAAATTAACCCCTCTTGTAAATCAATAAATATGGTGAATATTTTAATGCCTTCGATTCACCTACTCTATTTATATGTGAATCATCATATTCATACCAATTATCATCTAAATAATTTTTACATACAGAATAATAATGACCACCATTTAATCCACCTGAATGAACACCAATACTTTGTAAATAATAATTATTATCTGTATTATTTATATTATAATCTTTCATATTTAATAATAAAGGATATTCTAAATATTTATCTAATTTTCTTATACTATTATATTTCTTTAACAAGATAAATAATATATCTGAAGTTTTCCATAATTTTGTTTGTTTATATGGTCTTACTGATTGATGACATTTATCACATTTCCATATATTATCTTCATCTAATCTATATTTTTTCATATATTCTTTTAAACAACATTCTAATGAATTGGCTTCACTTGGTATCTCTAATGATATTACCTGAATTGGATCATGATTAGTTGTATAATAACTACATTCTGTACAACTTGTAATATTTAATAATTGAGAATAAAAATTATCTACTATATATGAATAATCCTTTTCATAAAATCTCTTCCATGTATCATTACTTTTAACATTTATTTTATCACCTTCATCATTTATTTCTTTACAGTAATTCATTACAACACTGCGACTTATACCACGATGTAATAAATCTAAAAATATAGTAAGAAATTCATCTATATCATTTTGTGAAAAATTACTAAAATAAATATCATTCTCAAAACATAAACCCTGAAATTTCTTTAAAAGATTAATTGGATTAATTGTAGAATTATCATTATTCGACCACATCTTTCTTTGAAATTGAAACCATTCATACATTAATGAATCTTTATCTGCCCTTTTACATTCATTAAAAAATTTTTCATTATTTGGATGAAATATTATTAAATGACTTAAACATTGTAATGCTGAATTCATATAACATGTATTTCCTAAATTTACTAATCCTTTGTTTCCAGCATTAATTGGCATTTTATTATCAATTCAGTAAAATATTTTTAAATAAAAATACTTAAAAAAAATTTCTACTAAGTAATTATAAAATGAGTGATACTGTTGATAATGTTTTAGAATCTGTCGAAACTACCGAAACAAATGATGTTGTTGTAGATGAAGTTTCTGAATCTGCTGAAGTCACTGTAGAACCTGAAGCTCCCGAAGTCCCTGAATCAGCAGAAGCTGCAGAAGAACCTGTAGAAGATGAACCTGTAGTTGATGAAGAAGTAGAAGAATCTGATAGCGAAGCAGAAGAAACAGAAGAACCAGTAGAACATGAAGTTACCGAAGTAGAAGAACCTATTAGCGAAGCAACAGAAGAATCTGTAGAACCTGAACCAGAACCTGAACCTGTAGTTGTCATGGAACCTGTAGTTGTCATGGAACCTGAAGTTCCTGTAGAACAAGTCGTCAGTGAAATTATAGATATTTTAACTGAACCTGTTTCAAATGAAGTTAATGATGAATTAACAGACGACTTAAAACAACGTATTGCTGAATTAGATTATTTACGTGAATGTTGTGGAAACTCGGATTGGATGGATTGGACTGGTCGAGGAACGGGTAGACGTAATTTCTTGACTGCTTGGGAAAATAAAAATGTTTCGGTTGATTCTAATGTAAATTATGAAGATACATTAAATCATCTTGAAAAATTTCCTGAATTAATTAAATTATGGGTAGTAGAAAGAAAAAAAATAAAATCTGATTCTAATCATTTTAAAAATATTGAATCTTATACTTTAGAAAAACCCTTATTCAATGAAAAAAGTTTGACAGAAAAAGTTGAAGTTGTAGAACAATTACTTACATTATTAACTAAATGGGTAAATAAAAAAATAAGTGTTACACGAGTTAAAGAATTCATTGATAATCTTTATTAAATTTTATAAAATATATTTAATTTTTAGTTTATTTAGTTAGAATAAGCTAAACCACCCATACCGGACATGATACGGAGGACGTTGTAGTTGACGGCGAAGATGGTTAATTTAACATTATCAGATGTCGTGCCGGCTCCGACATCTGTCATTGTCGTACTCCCGTCGCCAACCGGAGTTTGAATAGAAGTTCCAACCAATTGTGCATTATCAATTCTTGAGAAATTACAAGTTCCTGATGGTTGATGTTCTTCCGGTTTGAGTGCGAAAGAGTAGACCCCAATAGAATCAGAACCATGTGCGATCGCAACTTGTACCCCCAGATTTGTTGCGTTATCACCAAGAGTAGGCGTTGCACCATATCCAGTATGGTGTTGCCATACTTGTGTTCTAGTGAAATATTTAGAATCTCTTTCTTTAAAACGATCATGACCATTGAGTTTCAATTGCCAGTTACCACCCATAGTATCTAAAGAAACTGGTCCAGCAGTAGCATCACCCGCGCTACCAAATGATTGACATCTTCCAGCAGCAGCGCCATCAGATTCATTTCGAGTACACCATATTAATTCTTTCACTGGATGATTAAAGTTAAGATCAATAGATGGAGATGTAGTTGTAACCGTATTATCCGAATACTGTAATTGTTCGATTAAATATTCATGTGATACTTGAGCAAATCTACGTCTTTCATCTGTATCAAGGTAGATATAATCGCACCATAAATTAAAGGTAGGCGATGTTGCAGTAGTATTACCCGTGAATGCCGCCGCGATAGACGCGGCGGTGGTCTGGTCGTTCGAGTCGAAACTTCTAGCAAGGTTAGTTCCCGTTTCAAATGTCATTTTAATTTTAACTTCATGATACTGAAGGGCGATGAGTGGTAAAGCAAGTCCCGGATTACGACAAAACCAGAAATTTAAAGGCAGAAATATATTATTAACAGTTATATTTCCACCCGCCGCACCATCCGCCGAAGACAAATAACTAAACCCATTTACTGACCCGGTGAGTTCGGCGGCGGCTGTCCCCGTGGCACCAAAAGCATCGAGAGACGCTTCATTTCGGTCGTCGTTGGCCGAGGCTGAGGTATTTAAACCATATCCATTACCAGTCATTAATTGGTATAACGTTCCATTTCCGCTACTGGGTGTGTCAGCGGTTCCATTTGGACCTTGAGTTGCCCCAAAATGCGCACTTGGATTAAATTCAGTTAAATCAGACCAAACACGATTCCACATGGAAGTGTGTTTATCAATTTTTTGACCACCGATTTCAATTTCACATTCTTTAATTAATGAATCACCATATCTTTCAACAAGACCTACATTTGCGGCCGTTGTGGTGGCAAGACCAGTAAATACTGCCGTGTGTTCCAAATACATTCTGTAGACTAAATCACCATTTCTTGAAATAGTGGCGGTAACATCATTACCGAAATCAGCGGTACCCGAAAAGGTCTGTCTAATAGATTCCATCGAGAAATTAGTGTGTCTGCGATAGACAACCTTAAAGAAAGTAATCTGAGGGTTACCCGTGAGGTAAATATCCTGAGCTCCGTAAGCGACAAGTTGCATTAATCCTCCTCCCATTATATTTTATACTATACTTTAGAAAAAAAAAATAACAAAATAAAACTTATTATTTTATTATTAATGATAAAATAGTATTTATAAAATTAATTAGTGATACTTACAATATTAATCATTTAGTTGATAAAGGACTTTTTGGTGAGTAACTTAGTCTAAGTCTTTAGTTAGAGTAAGCAAGACCACCCATACCAGACATGATACGGAGGACATTGTAGTTGATAGCATAAATAAAGGTGGCGCTGTAGCTGCCCCCGGTACCTGCGACTAATTGGGCATTATCAATTCTTGAGAAATTACAAGTTCCCGAAGGTTGATGTTCTTCCGGTTTGAGAGCAAAAGAATAAACTGCTATACCATCATTGAAGCAACCCGCTCTCCCCCCGACAATATCTGCAGCGGTAGCGGCCGTTAAACCGCCGGCACCAGTATGATGTTGCCATACCTGTGTTCTAGTAAAATATCTGAAATCTCTTGCGGCAAAACGATCATGGCCGTTTAGTTTAAGTTGATATGTAGACGAAGTACCACTGGCAACTGCTGCCAGGGTGCCCGTCGCTGAATTATTCGCCCAAATTAATTCTTTAACAGGATGATTAAAGTTAAGATCACTGGAACCACTAGTAGCGATTGTACCTTCCTGTACTTGCTCAATAAGGTATTCATGGGATACTTGAGCAAATCTACGTCTTTCGTCAGTATCGAGATAGATATAATCGCACCATAAATTATTAGTTGTTAGCGCACCGCTAAAGGCATTAGCAAAAAGATGATTTAAAATAACCTTAACTTCATGATATTGAAGGGCGATAAGAGGTAATGCTAATCCAGGATTACGACAGAACCAAAATTGTAGTGGTACAAAATATTTCGCGGTACCCGGGGCGAGGGTATAACATCCACCCATACCTGACATATTCTGAAAGTTAGTACCGGTGCTATCATTATCATCCGAATGTCCGCAGTGCCCAGAAGGATTTGGTTCGGTCAAATGCGACCAAATATTCATCCAATCCCCTGTATGTTTATCAATTTTTTGACCCCCAATTTCTAATTCGACATCGGTTATCACCGACGCCCCCGGGTTGGATTCATTATCGTTGACATTCGACCCCGTTATTTCTAAATACATTCTGTGAACTAAATCACCATTACGCGAAATAGTGGCAGTACAGCGCCCGGCGGCGTTGCTCGAAGTACCATCCGAACCATTCCAAGTCTGTTCAATAGCTTCCATCGAGAAATTCGTGTGTCTGCGGTAGACAACCTTAAAGAAAGTAATTTGCGGATTACCCGTAAGGTAAATATCCTGAGCACCGTAAGCGACAAGTTGCATCAATCCTCCTCCCATTTTATATTTATACTATACTTTAGAAAAAAATTTTAGAGAAATTAAACAAATAAATTTTTTATTTTATTTATTTTTTAAAAATTATTTATTTAAAAATTATTTATAAATTATTTAGTTGCTGTATGCAAGACCACCCATACCACTCATAATACGGAGAACATTGTAGTTAACTGCGTACATCATTGAGAGATCAGTGACCACGCCGGTGCATACTAATTGAGCGTTGTCAATACGAGAGAAGTTGCAAGTTCCAGAAGGCTGGTGCTCCTCAGGTTTGAGTGCAAAAGAGTATACATTGATATTATTGGTCATTTGAGAGGTGCGGGCCTGATTGGAGTTTCCATTGGTTACAGCAAATACATTAAATGTTGCGTCAGCGTTGTCCCCGGTGTTAACTAATGTTAGAGTAGAATCAGTTGATGTTGGTGTACTAATACGTACTGATACTGCATTGGCCGTCGTCTCCGCCGCCAGGAGCTCGAGAACCGTCGCAAAATATACCGTACCCACAGTTCCTTGAGTCGCTACAGCGACCGTCGTCGCCCCCGCCGTCCCGTCGCTCGTAGAGCATACAATTGCTAATTGACTTCCCACGGGGAATGCACTACCCACGGCGAGTGCCCCAGTGGAGGCGGTGGCGGGGTTAAATACGCCACCGATACCAAGTGTTAATACACCATTCGTAATATTGAAATTACCGGCAGTGCCGGAGGCAGCAGAAGACGTGTATACACCTGTGGCTGCTCCACCACCAAGCGAAATGAGGCCGTCAGCCTGCCCAGCCGCGTGAATTTGATCTAATGATGTTTGTCTGTCCAATAGAGAAACTCTAGCAGCTGTCGGTAAATTCTGCTTAGGAACAGCAGTGTGATAATCATAAGGCTGTCTGAGCTGGAAATATTCCGGTTCCTGTAAAGCAAAACGATCATGACCATTAAGCTTAATGTGAGCCTTAGTATAATTAGTTCCCGTGGTAGTCCAAATTAGTTCTTTCACTGGATGATTAAAGTTTAATTTGTTTGTCAAAGTAGTGGTAAGACTTTGTCTCTGTACCTGTTCAATTAAATATTCATGAGATACCTGAGCGAAACGACGTCTTTCATCGGTATCAAGATAAATATAATCAGCCCATAGATCAGTGTTACCACCTGTTGCTCCAGCTAGAGTTAATTTTACTTTAACTTCATGATACTGAAGGGCAATTAATGGTAAAGCAAGACCAGGGTTGCGACAAAACCAAAAATTTAATGGTACATGAATTTTATTAACACCAGTCCCGTCACCGACCGTCCCGACACACCCTATCATGGATTTTAATCCAATTGCCTTAGATTCATCAGTCGAAAGTTCATTCCATATTTCATTCCATTCTTGAAAGTGTCTATCAATTCTCTGTCCACCAATTTCTAATTCTGCCTCACTGACAAATGCACTGCCATTTGTTGTCGTTGCAGCCGATGTAACATATAATTTGTATACTAAATCACCATTACGAGAAATCGTAGAAGTGACACTTGTACCAGAACCATTAAAAGTCTGTCTAATAGTTTCCATCGAGAAATTAGTGTGTCTGCGGTAGACAACCTTAAAGAAAGTAATCTGGGGATTACCCGTAAGATAGATATCCTGAGCACCGTAAGCGACAAGTTGCATTAATCCTCCTCCCATTATATTTTTATACTATACTTTAGAAAAAAATTTTAAGGAAATTAAACAAATAGTTATTTTGTTTTTTTAAAAAAAGGTAATTTAAGATGAATTTATAAATTATTTAGTTACTATAGGCTAAACCACCCATACCTGACATAATGCGAAGAACATTATAATTAACTGCATAAATATTAATAGTATCACCTGATGTTGTATCTAAAGGATTATAATTTCCTATTAATTTAGCAGTATCAATCCTAGAGAAATTACATGTTCCGCTAGGTTGATGTTCTTCGGGTTTTAAGGCAAATGAATATACGCCGATTCTTTTACCACGATTTTCAGGATCTGTGAATCTACCACTATCAAAAGCTACATTATTTCTCCCTGCCTCCGTAAATTCAATTTTGTAAACTTTATTTAGAGCGATCGTGGTCATCTGGTCATCGATATTTTGCACATCAACGTGATAAAAAACTATATCTCCATCTGTCGCAGTTGCTAACATCATGTCACTGTAAGCCTGAGATATACCACCGATCCGTAAATCAAAAGAATCTGGTCCTGTGTGAGATGAGGTGGTATCTGAAGTCTCCGTTCCTCCAGTATTATTATCTTCTGTGAATCTTAATATAGTGCCCCTGAGTATTGCTGGAACAAATGATATATTTTTACTAATAACTAGAGTCAAATTTACATTCCCTCCGGATAAAGTCACCAGTGGAGAACCGTTCACGTTATGTGTTTCGCGAAATTGAAAGACGGGGAAACCCGTTATCCCCCTTTCACTAACAATAGTTCTGTTGGAAGCATTGTATTCAATTAGGATTTCATCCGAAATTGGTTCTATTAAATGTCCTTCTTCAAGTAATAAATTATTATGGGGTACATGTGTATGATATTCAAATGGTTGTCTAATTGTAAAATATTCTTCTTGTTGTTTTGCAAATCTTTCATGTCCATTTAATTCTAAAGTAATATCAGAAAATAATATACCTGAATAATCCCATATTAATTCTTTCACTGGATGATTAAGATTTAATTCTATTTTCAATTGAGATCCATTTACAGATCTACTTGAACCTGATTTTACACTCATTTCTTGTACCTGTTCAATTAAATATTCATGAGATGTTTGAGCAAATCTTCTTCTTTCATCTGTATCTAAATAAATATAATCACACCATAATTCACATGTAGCAGTTTGATTTGATGAAGGATATCTAAAAATATTACCATTTCCCCATGTAAAATGAAGAACAATTTCATGATATTGTAAAGCAATTAAAGGTAAAGCTAAACCGGGATTACGACAAAACCAAAATTGCAAGGGTATTTGTGAAGTTGTAACTGTTTTAATACTTAATTCTCTATTTGCATGAATAAATACATTATGTCCTAGATTTTCATGACCAATCATTCTATTTAAAGTAGCATGTTTATCCTGAGATGTAGTTAATTCCCACCAATTTTTTATCCAATTTATACTATGTGTATCAATAGTTTGACCCCCGATTTCTAATTTTACTTCTTTAATTATACTTGATCCGTTTTCAATATTTGCTCCTTTTGTAACAACATATATTTTACTCAATAAATCACCATTCCTATCAATTGTTACAGATCCCTGACCACCACCCGAATTTGTAATAGTATTTGATCCATCAAATGTCTGCTTTATAGATTCCATCGAGAAGTTAGTGTGTCTACGATAAACTAATTTAAAAAAAGTAATCTGTGGATTACCTGTAAGGTAAATATCTTGTGAACCATATGCTACTAATTGTATTAGACCCCCTCCCATTATTTATATATATATATTAAAAAAAAATTTTATTAGATAAACAGGAAATCAATAAATATTACAAATAAAAATGATTCATAAAATGATAAAGGTGTAAAATTATTATCTTTATCATTTGATGAATTATATACTAATTTGGGCCACATAATATTATATGTTGTCTGAACTATATATGTTCTTGCTATATACAAAACAAAAATAGCTATTATTAATGATAATATATCATCTGTTTTGATTTTTGCCATTTTTAATATCTTTTTTCCACCTCCAATCATATTTATAAATATTATATACAAAATAATTGTTCTGTTAATTTTTCATCCATATGTAAATCTAATACTTGTTTTACTGGATTCATAATTTGATTTGTTATATAAAATTCATAATCAATTGTTAAATTATTCTTAACAATATAATCAAAATGTTCTATTCTATCTCCCTGCATTACATTCTTTAATCTAGGTTTACCTTTTCGAACACCACTCTTATATGGATTACTATAATCATATAATTTATCATCATTTAATTTAACATAAGCATATGGTATTCTATCATTTGATTTTGGTTTATTACCAGGATCTCTAACTGCCATTCTATCAGCTAATACTTTATGAGCAATCTGCTGTGGATTTTTATAATATCCATTAAGTGCTTTAGTAATTATAAAATATCTTAATGGAAATTCACCATTACGAATTTTTAATAGATTTTCTTTTAACCAATTTATTGCTAATTCGAAATCTTTCTCAGTCATAATTTTCTCAATTACATTTCCAAATATATATTTTACAATTGGAGCATTATCTCTTCTTTTTAATACAATACCCATTGCGTCTCTTTTACAAGATATACTATCAAATTCATATTTATCTCCTGTATATCTCTTTTTACTGATAAGAATAAATGGCCAAAATGTTTTTTCATATTCTAAATCTTGTGGGTGATCTAATAATGGATCATGTTTATCTATCATTTCTTCACCATCTTCATCTTCACATGTTATAATTCCGTGTGTAATATAATTACCGGCTTCTTTACCACACTGAATACAATGATCTAATGCAGTTTTACCTTCTAAAACGGTTCCATCTAATAATTCTCTACTAAATTTTACAAATACAGAATCTGTATCACCATATACTACTTCTGGTTCTTTGTATCCTTTTTTATTTGCCCATTCTTTGACTCCTCTAGAGGCGTCATAAATTCTAGATCGTCCAACTGATGTTGTACATGCAGCTAAATTCATTTTAAAGATACCACTTGTTTTTGCTCCTAATTGACCATAAACACTATTTGCTGTAACTTTGTAAGCTAATTGTAAACCATCTAATACCTTTTTCTTAAAATCATCTTTTTCATTTTTCATAAGTTTTTTAGTTTTTTTTCTTGCAGATAATAGATCATCTAATACTGCTGGTATAATTCCCATATGTTTTTCACCTTCTTGAAACATATTCTTTTGTTTCATATATTCTGGTTTTAAGAAATGACATATTGTTTCTGTTCCAGCATCTACTTTCTCAATTGTATCTCCTTTACCCTTTCCTTTATAAATCCAATCATGAAAACTAATTGTATAATAATTTTCTTCACCAATAATTGGTAATAAATCTTTATTTTCTATATATGTTTCATGTGAAATATTCTTCTCAATAATAGATGAGGGATATAAAGAAGCATAATCTAATACAGATATTGGATCTTCTAAATATATTCCGGGTGTAGGGTCTAATACAATAGCACCTTCATAACCATCAATACCATTTTCTGCCTGAGAAATTATTCTTTTATAATATTCATCCTGTTCCCATGGTTTTGGTTTTTTATATGATTCTAATTCCTTTCCATTTTCATCAAAATTAAGAGATCTTATAATATTATCTTTAGATTCTTGATTATTATACATTTTTATTTGATTTTTTAGATTTGGTAATTTCTGTAGATCTGGTATTCTAGTATTTCTTTTACCTGATTCTCTTGATACAACGGATGATACCTTTACACCCTGACCTCTTAAAAAGATAAATGATGCAGGTACATAAGAAACATTCGCCATACCTAAATTATTTGGTACAATATCTAATAGTAAAAGAAGATTTATACATAATTCACAATCCTGAATACAATATTTAGCTACTTCAGCTCTACCAGATGAACCACCATATTTATGTTTATCAAATATATCTTGAGGTGATATATCATCCTTATTTAAACACCACTCTACTTTATGATAATCTTTTAAACATATATCAATATTTTCTGTTAAATATATATCGTTTTGCATTATTTTTGAGATTTGATATTTTTTACCATCATTAAATAATTCTTCACCGATATTTGTATGAGTTCTAAATGATATATAATCTCCATATTTTAATTGACCAATATCAGATACAGATATTTTATTATCTTTTTTTTCTAATAATTTACCTCTCATAAAATGAGATGCAACATTATCTAATTTATATGATTCTAAATTATGTCCTTTTTGTACTTCTTTTTGGATGTCAAATAAGATTCTACCATCCATAGTAAGATAATTTAATGTATTATCTCCTAATGCTGAACTACTTAATTTTTGCGTTTTAATATTACATTTCTTATTCTTATGATCTTTTGACTTAAATATTTTAGAATTCATTTTACCAAAATTTAAAAATTCTTTCATAGGGCACCCATTTACATGCCACCATGGATCATTACATTTATCTTTACATGGGAATAATATTTGTGCTCTTGCATAAATGTATCTAAAATCAAAACCAAAGATATTATATCCTGTAATAAAATCTGGATCCATCTTATTAATAATATTTTTCCATCCTAATAGTAATTCCTTTTCATCTTTACATCTTTCTACGATAATACCATCTATATCATCACATATTTCTTCATCATTATTAGGAGATATTACTAATATATGTCTAGTAATATCACCCGAACCAAATTCATAAAATACAGTTCCTATTTGAATAACTGGATCACCCTCTACCTGAATATTTAATTGATTACATAATACCTCAATAATATCTTGTATTTTATTAATACAATTGTCTCTTTCTTTACCGTTTGAGTTAATATCTTTTAATTGATTAATTATAGTCATATCATTCATTATTTTAGAAATAATATCATTATAAACACTTTCATCGGGTATTTCATCATTAATAATATTTAATTTATTCATATTTGCATATTTATATGATGAATTAAATTTACTAAAATCACCTGTAAAACCAGATATCAATAATTTTAATAAATGAACTTCTATTTTTTCATTATATAATTCTCTCCTTGATTCAGGTGAATTTTTTAAGATTGACTGATATGAATCAAATATGTCAACAGCTAATTTTTTAAAATTCTTTTTTGCAAGGGGAAAATCACCATGTGAACTATCACACTCAATATCAAAAGAAGCAATTTTATATTTACTTATTTCATTATGATCATATGATTTTAATGATTTAAATGATGCAGAATATTCATATTCACATGAATTAAATAATCCTGTAACTATATCATTTTTACATTTACATTGTACCCAACCAGTTGGATTAATATTTGTATCATGAATAAATCTTATAATTGGATGAATAGTTGATTCATATAAATTACAATCACAATCATAATTTGTAATTGTATTTAGTTTCCATTCATTTAATCTTATTCCTAATTTAGATGAACTATTATATTTCTTAAGATTATAATGTTTCTTTATTAAAGCAATAATTTTTCTCATAGAATCATAAGTTTTCATTGATATTTTAAGATAATTAAATGATTGTATATTATCTATATTTTTATTCCAATATACACCATAAAAATCCTTACAAGTATTTATTTGTATACCCTTCACATAATCAAATATAGTATCTTCTATATCTTGACCCGGTTTAATGTTACATATATCTTTGATTAATTTTACACCAGTGGGTTGATCCCAATCATTTGGAATTTTAATATAAAAGTATGGGAGATATTTAGTAATGTGACATACTACACGATTATTATCTTTATCTATACCATATAATGTTATAATAAATGATTTTTTATTTGTATCATCAGGCAGATCATCCGCAATTATATCAACAATCTGAAAAGTTTTGTTTACTGACATATTTAGTCTTATTTTAATATTATTCTTTAATAAATTTTTATCAAATTTTTGTATAAAATACACAAAAATAAATATCAAATTTTAAATATTATATATTTTAAGTATGAAAGAATTAACCGCCTTCTTAATGATAATTATTGGTATATTTATATATATTCATTTTTTAAGAAATAATTTATTTCTTGATAAAGTAGTATCTTCTGTTAATAATAAAGAATATTTTGTAAGAAATTTACCTGATAAAAAACAAGCTGCAGATAAATTAGCTAATTTAGGGAATTCATTACAAAATTTAATAAATTCACTTGACAATAATGATAAAATAGATGATATAAATAGATTAAAAGGTAATTTTGATTCAGAACATATTACAGAAAATATACCTGGATCATTATATGTTGCTTATTCATTAAATAAGGGTGCAGAATTATCAATTTGTATTCGTAATAAAGAAAATAATAATTTTATAGATGATAATACTATTATGTTTGTAGCAATTCATGAATTAGCTCATATTATGACAGATGAAACTGGTCATACTCCTAAATTTTGGGATAATATGAAATATTTATTAAGAGAAGCATCATCTATTGGTATTTATACACCGGTTGATTATAGTAATAATCCGGTAATGTATTGTGGCATGGAGATTGATTCATCGCCTTTAAATAATTAAATTAAAAAAATATTCATATATATATAATGGGAGAAGATCCATATTATGATTTTTATAAAAAAGATTATTCTGATATACAAGTAAATGTTTTCAGAGTAGACGGACCTTTAAGAGATTTACCTACTAAAAATGAACCATCTGTAGAAAAAAATAAATTTTTACATAAAGATCTCACTATTTTTAATCCTAAAAATATAGAAATAACTGATATTTTAATAACAAAAAATAAAACTGTGAATGAAAAAATATATTTATCTGATACTATTGAAATATTATTAAATAAAATAGCAATTCACTGTTGTGATGAAAAAATTACAGGCAAAGATATTTTTGCATGGGTTGATAATAATCCAAAAACTATACATTCATTAAGATATTGTCTTCCATTAGGTATTCAATATAATGATTTAGAAACATATATGAATCCATATTTAGATAAAAAATATGATGAAAGATTTGTAAATATTGATGGATCTATAAAAAGAAATCCAAAATATTCCCTTGATTATTTTTCATCTTATGGATCCTATTTAACAAATATTAATGATTATAATATTTATTTTACTACTACTACTGATATATTAAATTATCTATCAAGCGATAAAATTAATAAAACTTTTAAAGATTATGATGAAAATTTAATATTAAATGGTTATCTTAAAAAATATTTCCCATTATACAAAGATAATGATGAAGATTATATTAATAAAATTTCACAAAAATTAAAATTTATGAAAAATCAAATAGATATACAAAATAAAATAATAGAAAATCCTATTGATTGTAGACCAAATACTATTATTTATAAAAATAAAATTATTAATAATTCATTAGATATTTTTAAAATTTTTAAAGAATTTGAGTTAACTGAAAATATTCCTTATATTAGAATACAAATTGATAATTATTTAGATTCATATATTAAATTAAATAAACAAATAATTAATCATAATTATGATAATGATAATAATAAATCATTAACAAAAGATATATTTGAGAAATTTAATAAAAATATTTATACTCAAAATGGATTTATAAAACCTAAAAGTATTGATAAAAGTAATTCATTAACTTTTATTTTATATGATAATAAAACAACAAATTATGTATCAATGATATTATATAGTGATGGTAGAATAGAATTATATTGTGATAAATTAATGAAAATTGAGAAATTTACTAATAAATATATTAATAAATTTATTGAAAAATCAAATATACTTATTAGAAATTTAAATAAAAAAAATATTTCATATGAAAATGTAAAAATACCATTATTAAAAAATAAACCAAATAGAATAGATATTTCTTATATTTATGAAATAACTGATTATAATCAAAATATATTATCAAAACCATTTGATTATTTTAGTAGTCAATTTTTAATTATAGAAAATGATGATACAAAACCTTTACATATATTATATTGTCTTTCTGATAATTATGAAAATCCTTATAGTATTTTAGAATTTATAACTATTCTAAATAAAAAACAATTACCAGAATCAAAAATAAAATTATTACTTTGCGAAAGATATAATTTATCAAAAAATGAAGCAATTGATAATTATAATGATTGGCAAAGATTAAATGAAACTCAAAATATTAAAATTGATACAAATAATATAATCGTTTCTATTTTAATAGAAAAAGTTTTAGATCGTATTAAAGTAAGTTTAATTGGTATTAATGGATATAATCAATTACATGAATGCATGAAAAAAATTAATTTCATATTAGGTACATACAAAGAAAAGAAAATTAATAAAAATAAAAATTTATCAAAACAAATTTTAGATTTATATAAAAAAAATAGTACTAAAAATATTATAACAAATATTCAAACAGATATACCGGATTCACCCGAAATAATTGAAGAATCTATAATTGAAGAATCACACGGAGAAATGGTAGAAGATACTCGTAATATACAATATAAAGATAGGGAAGATAAAAATACAGAAGAAACCAAAGAATCAGAGGAAGAATCAGAGGTAGAATCAGAGGAAGAATCAGAGGGAGAATATGAAAGAATGAGTTCATCGGATAGTCAAAGTGGTGGAGGGAATATGAGAGCAGGAGCAGGTAAAGATAAACCTGATGATGAATCTAAATATCCTAATAAAAGATATTTTATTAAAAGATTAGAACAAAGAGATCCTGCATTAATTGCATATAAACCAAGAAATCCATTAGATGCTTATTCCAAAAAATGTCCCGCTACTCAAGATAAACAACCAATTGTATTAACAAAACAAGACTTAGAAGAAATAGATCATAAAACAAAAGATGCATTACCAGGAGGAAATGCTGGGGTTAGTTATACAAAAGCTTATCACGTTGAAGGTTTTAATAGACCAGATTTATATTATATATGTCCTAAATATTGGGATAGAAAACATCAAATACCGATTGATCCTAAATCTCTATATCATCCAATAGAAACAGATGAAGAAGGAAATAAAACAATAGAATTTAGAAATTTTGTTTATTCAAGAGATGACGGAGAAGATAAAACAAAATATATTCTTGAACGATCTGGTAAACCAGCAAATAGAACAGATAATGATTCTTATTGGAATAGAGATTATGAAACAAAAGATGATATTAATAAATATAATATTCAGTTTATTCATGATGATGTTCATCCAGAATTATTGGGATTACCATGTTGTGGTAAAAATACTATCAAAATGAAACAAAAACAAGTTAATGTTTTAATGATTAATGATGAAGGTAAAAATTATTGGGCTATAGGTGAAAGAATAGGAGAAATAAATAATAAAGATGAATATTTAATTAATATTAATGATGAAAAAAAATATTATCATATTAGTTTATTAAAACCTTTTAAAGGAACTTCATATAGAATATCATATGATTTTCCATTAAAACAAAATTCGAATGGTCATATTTCACAAACATTAAAAGATTTTTTTAATATGAGAAAAGATGCCCCATTTATTACTGAGGTTAAAAATAAAAGTAAAAATGGATTTTATAGAAAAGGCATTAGTCAAAATAATGATTCATTCCTTGAATCACTTGATGTAATTCACTGTACTAATAAAAATAATAATAAAATCAAAAGAATTAAACCGAATTTAGATAAATTTAAAAAGAATCTTATTAAAGATATTAATAATATAAATATTGATATTTTCTCAATATCAGGTGGTGCTTTTGTTCAGTATTTTAGAGATGAAACTATCCATGAAAATAATATTGATTTAATAAGGAATAGTGTACTTAAAAATTTTAATGATTATATTTATAGCAATGAACCAAAAGATGAAAAATTATTAATATCTGTATTTATGAAAATAAGTGAATATGATAAAAATTTATTATTTGAAGGAAATAAAATAAATATTATTGTTTTTCATGAATATAATGAAAAAATATCATTAATTAATCCTATTGGTAATCTTGATAAATTATTATTAAAAGATGAATATTATTCATTTATTTATAAATATGAAGATAAATATGAACCTATATTATATTATTATAATAATCATAGTTATGGTTATTTATTACCTGAAATAAATATGATGTGTGTAGAGACTCCCTGGCCCCCTATAAAAGGTAATGATATTTTATATCAAAATATGAATGCTGAATTTATTAAAATGAAAAATGATTTATGTGAAATTAAAATATTAGAAACTGATAAAATATTAAAAAATATCCCTATAAATGATATTAATCATTATGATATGAAATGTATAATTGATATTATACAAGATTTTATATTTTATAAATCATCAAAAGTAATATCATCTAATAAAGAAATAATTACTGAAGATGATCTTAATTTAATAATGAATCAATTAAATTATGTTCCGTTAAATAAGGGATATTATGATACATATAATAGATTAATCTTTGTTGATTATAAAGAAAATAAAAAAAATTCTATTAAAAGATTAACTATACCTATTAAACCTAAATCATTATCTGATGAATCATTTCAGGAAAAATTATTATCTTGTGATAATTTACCCAAAACATCATTATCTCATGTATTATCGTATTTAAACAAAATAGATCAAAAAATCAAAGAAATATTTAATGATAAATATTTATCTTTTAATAATAAATCAAAAATTATTCTTAATAATGATAAAATGATAGGATTATTATTAGATTGTGGATTAATTATCCCATTAGATAATAAAAAATATAATAAAAAATATAAATTAGAAACATTATTATGTAGTTCATCATTAGATTTCCAATGTAAACATTTAATGGGAACACAAAATGAAGATGAATTATCTAAATATTATAATATATATAATACAGAAAAACAAAATCTATATTTATATTTCACAAATATATATAATCTTATTAAAAATGATACCAAATTATATAATAATATTAATACTATTTTAAAACATCCTGTAAAATTATTAATTCATAAAAGATGGGAATTATTAGATTTACTCTCAAATGAAGATATTAAAGATAAAGATATTAAATTAAAAAAATTTATCGAATTATTATTAATTAATGGAATAGATGAAATAAATAAAATACTTATTCATAAATTTATTTCATTAAAAGATCTTAAATTAAATAATTCAGAAACTACTGTTTATTTCTCAATGAAAGATATTATTAATGAATCTTATGAATATTTATTTATTAAATATAGTAATTATATTCGCAATATATCATTTTATAATGAATATAATCCTAAAATACAAAAAAAATTATTAAAGAAAAAATTTATAGAAAAAGATGTATCATTTATTACAAAATATCCTAATCTATTAAAAAAATTATTTATTGGCAATATGAAAGTATTAAAAAATATATCTTATGAAGAAAGAAATGATATACAAATATTATCAGATATATTATTAAATATTAAACCAGATATTACTAATATTATCATAAAAGATTTATTATTAACTGAACATACTACTAATAAAAATTCATATAAATATCAAAATTTATTATTAGAAGATATTTATAAATCGAATGATGAATTTATAAATGATTTAGATGATAATAATTATTATTTAACATCTTATGATTTAAAAATATTATCATCTATTTTTAAAGTTGGATTTGTATTATTTACAAATAGATATACAAACGATGAAAATAAATTCCAAACTCATATCATTATTCATAAAAATTTAATTAAAGAAAATATTAATGATTTATCATTACCAATGATATGTTTTTATCAAGATTTCAGTGAAAATGAAAATAATAATAAAGAATTAAAACCAATAGAAATAGATGAAATGATTATTCATGATTTACAATCATTACAGAGAAATACTAAATTTAAAACTCTTTTAAATAAAACTTATAAAATTTGATATTCAAAGGAAGATAATTATTATTTTTAAAACAAATGGATTGTCCAATATGTTATTCTATTATAAAAGATAAAGATAAAATTATTACAAATTGTAATCATATATATCATAAAGAATGTTTAGATGAATGGTTTAAGATTAGCTATAGATGTCCATTATGTCGTGAAAGTAAATTTAATATGACAATTAAAGATCATGAAAAAAATTATTGGAAAAATCGTGAAGAAATAGATAAATTAATAAATTCATGTGAAAAGAATTTATTTAATTATATATAAAAATTTGATATTTAAAATTATAATGAATTACTAATAAATAAAAAAAATATTATGGATCCTAAAACTAAAATTTTAACTCATAATGATGATAGTAAAAAATCTATTATAACTCCTATTTATAAAACATCTACTTTTGTATTTGATACAGCTGAAGATGGTGAAAAAATTTTTAAAGGACAAAGTAAAAACTTTGTTTATTCGCGCATTAATCATCCAAATATGATAACAACTGAACAAAAAATATCTATCTTTGATGATTCAGAAGAATCAGCTTTATTTAGTTCTGGTATGTCTGCTATTTCAACAACTATGTTTTCTTTCTTAAAACCGAGTGATAATATTCTTTATAGTAACCCTGTATATGGTGGAACAAATGCATTCATAGAAAAAATTCTAAGTAAATTTAATATTAAAGGTATTTCTTTCCCTTGTGGTTGTAATGATATATCATATTTAAGTGAATTGATCATTAAAAATGATATTAAAATGATATTTATTGAAACGCCATGTAATCCTAATATGATTTTAACATCTATTCGTATGTTTCATCTTATTCGCAAAGAATTACAAAAAGATATATTAATTGTTGTTGATAATACAATGGCTGGTCCTATTTTCAGTAAACCGTTTCTAAATGGTGCAGATTTATGTGTTTATAGTGCTACTAAATTTTTAGGTGGTCATAGTGATATTATTGCTGGTTGTGTATCAGGATATAAAAAATATATTAATATTGTTAAATCTTATCGTGGTATGATGGGACCTATTTTAGATCCAGATTCATGTTGGCTAATTGAAAGATCTTTACCAACTTTAGAATTAAGAATGAATCAACAATATATTAATACATTAACTATTATTGATAGATGTAAGAAATGTAAACATATCACTAATATATATTATACAGGATATGATTCATTAGAATATGAAGATAAAAGTAGATATACACAAAAATATATTTATGAAAATGAATATACTGCCGGTAGTAGCATTTTCTCAATTACTCTTAATACTGATAAAAGTACTATCTTTAAAATATTAAATAGTTTAAGAATATTTAAATTAGCAGTTAGTCTTGGAAGTGTTGAATCATTAATCCAACATCCATCATCAATGACTCATAGTAGTATGAGTGATTTAGATAAAATTAAATATAATATTAGTGATAATTTAATTAGATGTAGTATCGGTTTAGAAGATCCACGTGAATTATCAAATGATCTATTAACAACTATTGGTAAATTCTTAGATTAACCGAAATATAATTTTAATCTATCATGAACAGGTGGAATTTTATAATCATAATATAATTTTTTTTCTTTTTTTATACATGATTTGATACTTATACCGAAAATTAATCCTAATAAAAAACTTTGATAATTATTCATAATAATAATAAATTATTATTATTTTTATTTATAAACTATTTCCTATTGGATAACTTTGTAATAACCAATCATTATGAGTCGTATCTGTTCTGTTATTATTAAAATAGCTTGGGAAAATAGCTGGTTCATTGTAAGTTGTTGTAGTACTTTCATTGTTTACAAAACAATCTTTATCAGTTGTATTTTCTGAGGGAATACCATAACTATTCCATTCTATTTTATATTTATTACAAAATTGTGGCGATTGAATAGTATTTTGATTTTCAGGTAAATACATTTCAACATAACCAGATAAATCTTTTGCTTTTAATTCCTGAATAGTATCTTTAGAAATAGATGATGGAAAATACATATTTCTTAAGCTATTCATTGTAACCACCCCATCAATATTTTCATTACTATATTCTAAATTAGTATTAGATACACCAATTACATTAAAATTTTGTCTGTAAAATGAATCAAATAATTTATCAATATTTTCTTTAAACATATTACCATCAAATAATATTCCAGTATCATTAAATTTAACATCATATTTATTTAAGATTGTAGGATTAGATCCAGTTTGTACATTCATATAATTGATATAAAAATCATTATTAACAATAACAATATCTGATATAATACGAATTGTATAAAAATTTTTAATATCATAAATAAAAAAATCAATAAAATATCTTTGATTACCATTTTGAGCAATTAAACCATAAACATTCTCAATTTGTTTGATATAATATTCGCTTTCAGAAATACCATTAATTGTTGATATTAAATCTTTAATAATTGTAGTATATTTTTCTTCATCATTTTTATCTATTGTATTTTTATTATAAATTACTTTTGTACAAACACCATTTAATTTTATTTTATCCCCAGAAGAAATACTATTAAATATTTTTAATAAACGATGTTCTGGTTTTACAAATCCTATATTTGTGGGGTTTTTATTTTCTTCAGATAAAAAAGTATTGGAATCTGAATGCAATCCATATAATACACAAATTATTAATACGATAAATAATATTAATTTAGTATCCATTCTATATTTATACTCATAGATAATTATTTAATTAATAATATCTTCACTTTTAATTAATATCTTTTCTTTATTTTCATAAATAAATTCAGTGATAAATTTATATGCTGTTTCAACATGATTCATATTATTTGCTCCAGTAATCATAATTTTACCACTATTAAATACAGCAATAGTAATTCTTTTACACGAATTATCTAATCCTTTTCCATTACAATGTTTGTCACAATCACAAATACCAAAATTATTTCTTAATGGATTTGAATAATATTTAATATTAACACCAGGATATATACATGGTTCATATGATGAATAATAACCATTATCACATATTAATCTATGTAATATTACACGATTTATTTTATTATAAATATCAAAATCACTATTAATTAATACTGTTCTTACATCATCTACAATCTCAATCTTTTCACTATTAAAACTATTATTTTTACATTCGGGTGATAATTTATCAATTTCACTTAATAATAATCTAATTGTTTTTTCACCTTGATCTAGTTCTTTAATACCTGTCATTTGAATACGACCATTATTAAATATTTTCATATTTATTCTTTTGTCAACATTTAAATGAGTTGTTATCTGATTATAAAAATATTTTCTTTCTTTTTTCTTTGATTGTTTTTTATTTCGGTCACCCTTTGATATTGTTGACCCGAACTCAACATATAATATATTATTATTAATAGATAATCCTTTAGCTAATTCCTCCAATACAATATCTGTAGAAATCTTTCCTATCTGAACAATCGCAGATATTTTTGGTTTACTCGCATTTAAAGGATTTTCATAATTTAAAGATTGATTCATTATCAATATTTATTGTAAATAAAATCTTTAAATAGTAAAAATCAAATTTATTTATTTTTGACATTTAATTCAATATATTTTGCATAATTTAATAATTTTTTTGTATTTATTTTATCAGATATATATCTTATTAAACTTTCTATTTTTATATCAGGATTTAATAATCTATAATGAACAAATAAAATAGTCCATGTTACACAAAATCCAGAATGATCTTCAGGATCATACTTTGCCTGAAATGCAGTCCCCCCTTGATAATCTACTGCATTAATTACTTTATATTCTGGTAAGACAGTCTTCCAAAACTTATTTAATGATTTTAATTTTTTCCTATATATACCTACTACACCACCTATAGTACTACTACTCGTTCGTGAACCATGAGGCTCAAATAATTCTATCTGTTTCGTATTTTTATTAATTAATAAAATATTTGCATGATTACCTTCAGAGCTTATTAAATTAAATACAACTGGTATAAAATTATATTTCTGTTTTATACAACTATTTATATTCTTTTTAAAAATATTTAAATCATATAGTGTAAAAACACCTTTATTTAAATCATCTATATCTAAATTTAAAAATGCATTGTCAAATAAACATAATTTTAATTTTAAATTTCTAAAAAAACTTAATACATTTGAATAATTTTGATAATGATATTCTATACTACCTCTTGATGCATTTGTTCCCTTATGAACTTTCCCTGAAAAAGGAACATCTTTTATTTTAATATTTTTAGTCTTACTCATTAATAATATATATATCATATATTTATTTAAGATCACCTACTGAACCAATATCCTCAACATCTGAATCATCACTATCATCACTATCACTAAAATCATCATATTCTAATCCTCGCTCAATGCGATCTCTAATTGCATCATCTGTTGGTAATAACATAAATGTCATATCCTCCATAGCATCCCTTAATCTATCGCGATCCATATTAAACATATACCCCGATTTTATCATATTTAATACAACATCTTTCATATCTTCATAACTACTAATAATAATATCACCATTCACAATATATGAACGAATACTTTCATGTAAATTATCAACTGATACAACTGTAATATCTTTCATTTATGATTTATACATTAAAAAAGTATTTTTTATTTAACGCATATTTATTATTAGCAGTTATGAACATAAATGATCTCGAAAATAAACTTAATAATATTCAAACAAATTTAGATACTGAAAAAATCAAATTAAATAGCCTTTTAAAAAAATTATCTAATAAAGATTTTGACAACCCTATTGACAAAATAAATATTAAAAAACAATATCATAATTCATTAAATTATTACGAAAAATTATATCAACAAAAAAATGATACATATAAACAATTAATATCTAATTATTCACAAGCATATCTAGATATATGCGATTTCTATGTTGGACCAGAATTACCCAGAGAAACATTCCTTGACTCTAAACATGATATCAATTCATTATATTTTTTATTTATTATGAGTCTTTTTATGGAATAAAAAAAACGTTATTAATATATATAGTAAAAAAGATAACTATTTTATTCCATAAACATTCACCCGTTTCATTATATTCATCACACCAATCTTGACCCATCAAACAAATATTTTCTTTATTGTCAATAGTTTCTTTGTATGTACATGATTTTTCTAAATATTCTCTTTCTTTATTTTTAAAAGGTATAAAATATAATTTACAATCATATTTATATTTTTCTGTATTTGTCTAATGCATATTTTAAATCTTTATATGTCGCCTTTCGATTATTACAATGATGATTTGATTTTACAAATAATGACCAAGCATTATGATTAGTTTCCTTATATTTTCTTGCTTTTGCTATTTCTAACATTTTATTCTTTATTAAAAAATTATAAGAATAAAATCAAATTTTATTTAAAACTTATCATATTTAAGAATAACAATATGGATAAAGAAATATTTCATAATTATGAAAAAAAATTAATTGAAGTATGTGGTAATTGTCACTATGAATTTATTTTAAAAACTCTTAACAATGATACAAATGCTGAAAATTTTATTAATTATATAAAACCATTAATAGATTATGTAAAATTACATGATAGTGTTTGTATACCTATAAATAATCTTATATCTAGTGTATATGATCCCGAACAACTACCGAATGGATGTAATTCTGCTGGAAACAAAATCAAACATTTTTCATATGATGAATTTAAATATGTTGTAGATAAATTATGGAAATCATATTATAGACCATTAATAATATCTCAAATACGTATCAATATTTCATTTGATGATAATAAAACAAGTATATCATGCTGTCCATTAAGAAAAATTTGTGTATTTAGACAAGAAATGAAACATAGATATAGTTTTACAGATATTAATTATGTAAAATTAGTTTATAATAATAAAATATTAGATGATGATAATCTTAATTTCTTGGATATTAATTACAAGAAAGTAGATGATGATGGCAATGATAATTATATTTATGTAATGATAAATGATCCAAATGAACCACTTATACAATTAGATGATGAAGAATCCGTAGAAGAAGCACCTAGTCCTGAACCAGAAGAAATTATTAATCCATCAAATGTTATCCAAGCTGAACCTATAAACTCAACTAATGATGAAATATCAATCCTAAAAGATAGAGTTTTAAGATTAGAAAATACATTGGAATCAATTATTCGGCATTTAGATAGTACTTATGAACCAGAATAAAAAAATAAAAAAAATATATATTATATATATATAATATAATGCAAGCACCACCAATCACTACACAAGGCCCCCCAGTAACAGACGAAATCATTACGACGCCCGAGCGAGGTTCTGGTGATAGTGGATACCCAAGAGCAGGCCCGGGAACGGTAGAAAGAGCAATGCGTGATAACACATTAACTCTTTCTCAAGACCAAATAAATTATCTTCATGGAATTCTTACAGTAACAACTGATGAAGAACAAGCGCTCTTGAGCGAACTTGAGTATGATCCGGGAACAGGAATATCAGAACAAGAATTATATGATACAAAAGTAAAGGCTATTATCACTGATGCCCAGAATCATGTGGATCGTCCCGGTGTGACAGTAGATTCAGAATATATAAAATTAGTAGATGTTTTAAATAAAGAACATAAATTGAGACTGGAAACGCAACAAAACGCAAATCAACTTGCAGCAATGACCCTGAGAAAACAAAAACAACTTGCTGATGCCAAGACTTTTCTAGAAAAAGTGAGAAGTGTTGGAGTGGAACAAGCAGAAAGCGAGGCGGCTGAAGAAGCAGCTATGAAGGGTATGAATCCGGGCGATTTGCCTACAATGGATATGAATCTGTCATTTTTACAAGGACAAGGACAAGATGATGAATTATCAGGCGGAGACGACGGAACCGGGGGAGCGCTCGGGGGTGGTGGTAAAAGAAAATATAGTAAACGGAAAAAACACACCAAACAGAGGAAATCATCAAAAAAGAGGAAATATAGTAAACGGAAAAAATCATCAAAAAGGAGGAAATATAGTAAACGTAGAAAATATAGTAAACGTAGAAAATCATCAAAAAAGAGGAAATATAGACGATAAAATTTGATTAATATTTTTAATTTTTTAAAATAATAAATTATGTTTAAAGTAATTTTTATACTTTATATGTTCTCTAATATATATGATAACATCATAAATAAAGATAATCCTACAACAAATATTATAGAATTCATTGAAAAACAACAATACAGAGAAGATCAATTGAGACAACAATGTAATTTAGGAAATTTTATGATTAAACCTAAACAAAATTTCCATGAAAAACTATATGATGATATTAAATTTTACTTATCCGATAAAATAACAGAAAATGTTTATCCTATATTATATAATACACCAATTCAGTGTAAATCATTTAATGAATTTATATTAAATAGTCAAGATATAAATAATATAAATAGAGAATTAATATATGATAATAAAAAATTCACATTAAAAAACAATAATCCACCGATATGGATATTAAATTTAGATAAATTAAATATAGAAATTAGCGACATTAAAGAATATTATTAACAATAAATTTGATAATCTATTATTATTATTTTTTTATCATAAAGATATATATATCTTGTAATGGATAAAATAATCTATGCTGAACCAGTTTCTGAAAAAATAAAGATATCTCTCTTGGAGAAAAAGATTGAGGAATTAATTAGTATCAATGAAAAATTAGAGAGTGATAATGAAAGAATTATTAATAGTATCAGTAATTTTGCTCCTTATATGGGGGATGATTATAAATGGATATGTATTGATAAAGTATGTCTTACGCCAAGGGGACCGGAGATGAATGATAATCCATTTTCGGGCGAATCTTTTTCATATCATGATATGAAAAAAAGAATGATTACACAAAATTATTGGGGATGTTATGTATCAGAAGATGGTAAATGTTATTATACTCCCGCGAAATATAAATATATATTAGCACAATTAATTCCTGTACCTATTAATTTTCGTGAATCAATGTCTAAAGATGAAAAAAGTGTATTTTATATTCGTATTCCTAAAATTGATATGAAAACAAATAAAGATGGTTTTGGATTATTAAGAAGATTTAAAAATGAAAAAAAATTATATCATGGAGATGTCAAATGTGGTAGTAAATATGGTTTAGGAAAATTTATAGTAAGAAAAGATAGATTAAGAAATTTTGGTTATGATTTGGGTTTAAAACCACCTAATGCAAAAACTAAAGTATTTCCAAATTTATCGATGTGTGATAATATACAATATGATGCTGAATTATATTGTACAAATTGTAAATGTATAGATGAAGGTTTATGTTCTCATGGATCATGGAAATTATATCAATGTATGGGTCATTAAATCATCTTTTCTAACATCTCTAAGATATCAATAATTACTCTACAATCCATATAATTATAATAAATTATATTTTTTATTTCAGTATATCTTTTTAAAGGTATATTTTTACTTCCTGCTAATGAGGATTTTTTAATGAATTGCATCATTGCCTCTAATCCATCAGTATCATCTGCCCATTGATTTTTTATTAAATTATGATTATATAATTGTTTTACTATTTCTTTTAAACCATAACCAAAACATCCCTGAATAGTAATAGGTTCACTTTTAAAATATGATAAAATATCTATCATAATAAATTGAGGGAATTTTAAATCATTGTATTTTTTTTTCATATAATCAATATAAACTTTTTCAGCATTTCCCCAATGATAAACTTTAATAATATCTGTTTTTAATGTTTTTTGTAAATATAATAACCAATATTTAATAATTTTTTTTTCTTCATTTATATCCAGATATTTAATTGTAAAATCTTTAAAAGTTTTATTATGATTTGTAATTGTTCCTATAATGCAAATACGAGGTTTATCTTCATTATTAATATCATTAAAATAGCTTTCATATTCATCAAAATTAATAACACTTTCAATATCTAATATAATACTATCCTTTTTATCAATAATATGATTGATAAATTCTCTATTTTTTATTTTCCTTGGATGAATTTTTAAGATAGATTGGCGATTAATATGAATCATTCTTTCTTGTATTAATTCACGTTTATTTTCACGAATATTATAAGGATAAATATTATTTAATAATATAGGATCATCCCATGTTGTAATACCTCTATCGTGTAAAAGACATCTTTTATTATATGAAATATTCCATACTAATGTAATTTCTTTTATTAATTCTGCTAATAATTTCTTTTCATTATACCAACATCCTGTTTTAATATTCATATTGGGATATAATTCTTTAATTGTTGGTTTAGGATAAATTAACCATTCATCATAAAATTCAGTTAAATTGTCAACCCAAGCTAATGCTTCTCTAATTTTGATTTTCATATCATCATTAAATTTAAAATGACCAATAGTTTCACTTTTTATTAATTTAATATCATTATGTTTATAAGTTTTAGCAAATAAAAATCCATCATTTGATTTATTATGAATAGATTCATTACATAATAATATTTTACATTTATGATAATATATATTATCATCATTTAATATATCACTTTTATCAGTATTAAATGATATCGTTTTATAAAGTATATCTGCGATAATATATTCTGGTAAATTTATAAAATTTACTTCTTTAAATATTTCTTTAAAAATATCTCTATGAATTATTAAATCTGGTCTTAATAAAATATTATATTTTTTATGATATAATTCACAATTAATAAATATACCTTTTGTTTTATCTTTTATTAAACTATGTGTTTTTTCTTTTTGTAAATTAATTCCAAATCTATAATGATAATGAGATTTTAAAAAATTATAAAAATTTTCTTTATATGTATATTTAAATTCCGATAATTCTATCTCAAAAGTAGATTTTTTATTTTTTTTATATGTATCATATTTCTTGTTGGTAATTTCAAACCAATCAGATAAAGGATCATTTTGGATATAATTTTTTAATTCTGGATAAAATATCATTTATTTAATAATTCATTATAAATTATTTATTTAACTTTAAACTATCTTTTATAATATATTCTTCAAAAATATATTTATCACTTTGGGAACCCGCTTTATTAATTAATGTTGTTAACTGATATGATATAAGTGTAAATATACTTCCGTAAATAGACACTTGATGATTTTTTAAATGATAAGAAACATCTGTACAAGCATTACATACTAAATCTGCTCTTAACATATTCATAAAACTATTACATCCATACCAATTACAAAACTGAAATGAAAAAAAAGATAATCCACCCATAAAACCCATTGTTAATATTAAATTAATAAAGTGTTTCATATAATATTATTTAATTATGATATTAATTTTAAATAATTAATTTCTACCACCTATAATATCTAATAAGAATACGAATAAATTTATAAAATCTAAATATAAATTAATAGATACAATTACATAATCATCTACTGTATAAACTATATTTCTTTCTGCACCACCTGTAATTAATTGTGTATCATATACAATATAAAATGAAAATAATGTTACTCCACCTACAGAATAAAGACTATTTAATACTGGAATATTAACAAATGATATAAATATACCTAACATTATTAATCCAAATAAACATATGATTAATATATTACCATAAATTGTATAATTTACTTTTGTTTGATAAGCATAAATAGTTAATCCTGTAAATACTCCTGAAGTAGTTAATCCACATAGTAAAAGTGTTTGAGTATCAACAAATATACCAATTAATCCTAATGGATATGTTATTAAAATAGTAAATGATATTAGATATATATAATTATATGGGAAAAGACGAATACTATCATATAAACATACTAATATACAAGATGTAAATAATATTAATATACATGATAAATATGATATATTGATACCTAAGGGGGATAACATAAATTTCTGTAATAAAACCACTTGATTACACAAACCAATAAATACGGAAGTAAATAATATTTGAAACCATAAAATAGTATAAACGCGAGATATAAATCTCTTTTTATGTACTAAATCGGTATATTTATTCATTAATATAGGATTAGGAAATATTAATGGTTGTAAAGATACATAACTATCAGAAATAAGTATCGGTCCGCTCATCATTTTATATTTATTATTATTGTAATATCAATAATAATTTTAAATCAAATTTGATTTAAAAATTTATATTATCTTATTAATAGAATGAATCACTTATTAATTTCTCATTCATTACAGAATGTTAAATTAGAAAATGAAAATGTTAAATTAAAAAATGAATTAAGATTATTAAATTTAGAAAAAGATAATCTAGATGAAGAAAATAAATTTTATAAATCATTATTTAAAACTCATGGAAATTCAGCAGTATATAATCTATATATTAAATTTAAAAATGGTAAAAGAGTATGGGTTGATCCTACTAGACAGAAAAATAATGAATTATCTCAATTAGATAAAGACGATGAAGTAAGTGAATGGTTAATGCCAGTTAAAATATCAAGTTAATTTATCTTCTACGTTTTGATGATTTTCTCTTTTTAGATTTCTTCTTAGATTTCTTTCTTTTAGATTTTCTTTTTTTTTTACCACCACCCAATATATTTTTAAGTTCAATCCCTGGTGGGACGCGTACTTGTCCCACCATCCCTGGTGGGACGCGTACTTGTCCCACTGGACCTAGCTGGCGTGGACTGCGCGTGTTGCTCGAGTTACGCGCGGATACTGTCATTACTCCAGAGCCTTGTAAGCCCATTCTTTTTTCTTGTGGTTTTCCTGTTAAAGACGAATCATTATCCACCATATCAGATGGGAGAGGGGGTTGGACAGGAGGATACAACCTGGTTTCTAAATTAAAATGTATATCCTGCAAACTTGCAACCCATTCATTCAACTCGGATAAATTTTCATTAACCGTTCTAAAATTGTCATCAACCGTATTGAATTTCCCTGTTATATCCTGAATCGCCCTATTAGTTGAACTAACTGTTGCTTTATTTACACCAGGAGTTCTTGAACCTTCGACCGGTACTATTCGAGAACCAATATCACTTGTACTTTTCAGGGTTACTTTATATAATGCTGGTTCGGACATGTTTACTTTATATAATATAAATAGAAAAAAATTTATTTTCTATGTTTAGATTTTTTTTTAGATTTTTTATTAGTATTATTTGGTATTTTTATCATACAACTATTTTTTCCATCATAATGATCTCTATAAACACTTGGTAACATTATGAATCCACATTTTTCATAACAACGAATAGCTGATGAATTTTCATTACCATTTTCGGTTCTAACAGTTAAATATAATATATGAGTTTTACTAAATTTTTTAATAAATTCTTTGACTAGTTTTTCGCAATATCCATTACCTCTATGATTACTATCAGTTGAGAATGTATGAATATACATAGTTTTATATTTAGAATTAGATTTAACTGTATCTTCTTTACCGAAACCACATGAAACAATTGTATCATTTTTATGAATATAACCAATAAATCCATTTTCACGAATAGTATTTTCTACAGTTGGTTGAATAGTTTCATTCATAAATGAATCAGCTGTTATTTTATTAATAATTTGAGTTTTAGATAAATTAATATCTTTTTTTTGGAAATTATTTGATGATAATACAACCATTTCGGTTAATCTATATAAAGATTATATATAAAATAAATATTATTTATGAGTTCATATTCTAAAACACAAATAGATAAAATATTTCAGAGTGAAAATTTTATAAATAATTATAATGAATATAAATCTAATAATGATAGTAATTTAATAGATTTTCTAAATAATATACAATTAAATAAAAAATATTTTCGTTTAGAAGTAAATAAAAATAATTATAAAAAAAATAAATTTAAACATAAAAATATTGGAGATGATACATCATCTATAAAAGAAGTAAATGGATTTTTAAATAAATTAACAGATAAAACTTATCTTAAAATTAGACTGAAAATAAAAGAATTATTAAAAAATAAAGAATATTTAACTGAATTAATAATAGAAAATATATTAGAAAAATGTATAGTTTATACATCATATATTCAGTTATATATTGACTTAACTAAATATTTATATAGTGATAATGATAATTTAAATTTAATTATTTTAAAAACAGCCGATAAATTATATGATAATATCAATAATGCAACTATTACAGAATCAAGTGATTATTTAATATTCTGTGAAAAAAATAAAAAATTAGATAAATTGATAGGATATTCATTATTAATTACAGAATTAGAAAAGAATAATATTATTAGAGATCGCATTCATAATAATTTAAACAATTTTATAAAAACTTTATCTGAATGTGATAATGATGAAGAAAAATATAAATGTGTTCAGTGTTTATATAATATATTTAAATCATATTATGATAATAAACCCTTATCTAATAATTATAATGAAAAATTACAAACATTAATTAATATAGAAAAATCTATGAAAATTAAATTTAAAATGATGGATATTATTGAACGTAAATAAATTTATAAATAATATATTAATAATCCATATTCTAAAATTATACCAACTGCAATAGTCGCTAAAAAACATTTTGGATGTTTTATATCAAATTCATCTAAATCTCTATAAGGATACATATTTTTATTATATATTAACTCAAACTTTTAAGTAATTCTTCATAAAATTTTTTATTATTCTTTGATGAATTATTACTTTTTTCATATTTAAAAAAATAAAAATCTTTTATATTTATATTAATATTAAGAGTACTTTTTATCATAATATATTCCTTTGTTATTTTAATAATATTTCCACTTTTAAAAAACATACCACTATTTTTATATACAACTGATATTTTATCATTTAAAAATAATGTATCTAAATCATGAACAAATTTATAATTTGCTATTTTTTCTATAGTTTTTTCTGGTAAATAGTTAAATAATACTTTATTTTTATCATTATAAATTTTTAAGATATTTTCTAATGGTTCTATATTCATTTAAACTTAATATAATTATATAATTTTAAATTAATATGATAAAAGATTTATCATTAATTAGAAAAGAATTAATAGGTTATGCAGAAGTAGAAATGCCATATGAATTTCCAATTGACTGTAATATTAAATATTTAACACTTGTAAAAGATGAAGAATTATTCTCATCGGGAGGGAAATTTAAACGCATTTGCAATGATTTTATAACCTTACAAAATAATACAGCATCTTGGAGAGTCCCTGTATGTATTCGCGAAAAAACTGGTATTATAACTTATAATACACGTTTTTTTATACCAGAAGATACAAATGAAACTATTGAGAATCCTAAAAAAGATGATGAAAATATATTAGAATATAAAAAGATTATTGAATATCAACAAAATATTATTCATAAATTAACAGAAAGAGTAAAAGAAGTTGAATTACAAAAACACGAATTAATAGAAAATAAAAATACATATGAAGAATTATTACAAGATGGAAGATATAAATTAAAAGAAATATCTGTTAAATATAGAGAACAAACACAAAAAATAAATGAATATGAAAAATTAATACCAATGTTATATAATAGTCGTTAAATTATTTATATATATATATATATATATGAAAAGATCCAAAGGTATTAATTCGTTTAAAAAACGAAAGAAGCATGGTAGAAAATATAGAAAGCGTCATAAATATAGTAAGAAGAGTCATAAATATAGTAAGCGTCATAAATATAGTAAGAAGCGTCGTAAATATAGTAAAAGAAGAAAATATAGTAAGCAAAAAGGTGGAATGATGGGTACACCTGGTACACCTGAATTCACATCAGGTGATACAGCACCTCATCCTTCTTCTTCTCTGCCTGCTAGATGGTCTGCGATAGCCGAAATAACTGAGGCAGAAGTAGATAAAATTTATAAATACAATGGGGAAATTTTTACATTAATTCATGATGGAAATGTATCAATTTCCCCTGGTGATTACATTAAAAATTGTCCACAACAAGGTGGTCAAAATGTGTATAGAATAATTAGAAGAAAAACCGATCCAATAAAAACTATATATACAAAAGCGGAAACAGGGGTTCAAATTGATATAAGAGAAGTAGACATCAATCAATTCACAGAATCGAATTTCCCCCCATGTGATTATGTTGTATCCAGTTCTTTCTTTTCTCCTCATTTCGATTTAAATATACAACTGAGAAATAGTAAAATAGTTACGATTGATGAACGTATAGATGGTTTAAGTGAAAGGGAATTTATATCTTTATTTGATGAGTATAAATAATTAATCAAATATTTTTACATCTATACCAATAATATCTCTATAACCTTGCGATAAAATACTATCGGATTCGGTATATTTAATAGGTGTTACATAATGATATAAATTTTTATCATCCTGAAAAATAAAATCATTTTCTTTTAATAAAATAGTATCCAATAATTTTATATCTGAATCATAAATACTACTAACTCCACCTTCTACATTATAACGATTTAATACACATGCAGATATAATATAATCAGCACCATCTTGATGAATACCTTCTGCCGAATTATGAGAATTTATATCAGGATAACATACTTGTCTAACCTGATGAACATCAACTGATATCTTTTTAAACGGATGATTAATATTTACTAAATTAGATGAAATCTTTAAAAAATTTATTAAAAAAGGACTCATTGGTTCGGGAATCAACTCAAAAACTCGTAAATTTTTCCGTGAGTCGGGTACTTCTTGTGTAAATGTATTTGCATGAGATGGGGTAATTATAAAATCATTATTAAAATTCTCAATAAAATAATTACGATATAATCGTCTCCTTGTATGATCTTTTATATAACTATCATTTGGTAAATTATCAAATGATTTTTTAAAGGGTATAATTGTATTCATAGGAAATTTCATGTCTTTTAAATTTAATTTTAAATAAGGATATTTATTAAATTTATACATTTATTAATATATCATTCATAATATTTAAATATATATTATGGATCATACCTACTATCTATTCCTTCAAGATGAGAATCATCTTCATGATGTAGTGGCATACCTAGTTTCACTCTTATAAACATATCTTGTAGTTCTTTATCATATAATACTTTGTTTTCAATGAAATTAGGATTACCATAAAGATAATATGGATCTCTAACTCCTTTTGAATCTTTAGTTTTTTCTGTTTCATAAATAAGTGATATATCTTCTTCTGGGAAAGCACCTGGTATTAATCTGAATTGAGAATTAATATCATTATCAAAGTTGTAATCATTTTCACAAATAGGAGAATGATAAAAATGATTATATGTTCTTATTTTATTTGTGTCTAAAAATGCAGAATAAGTTCCTTTTAATGGTTTATTAACACTATTTGTAACTACTCTATAATTATTATTGGGATATTCCTGAAATGGATAATCTGGATTATTTGTAAATTTTTTAGACCGACATGCATAATATTGTTTATCATCAGGTCTATCTGCTCTCACATTATTATTTTCATAATTTTCTATATTTAAAATAATTATTAATAGAAAAAATAAAAAAAAATATAATATATTTTGCTTCATATAATATTAAATATATAAATAAATTAAACACCTGTACTACCAAAACCACCACTACCTCTTTCAGTATCAGATAATTCTTCTACAAGTTTTAACTGAATTGGTTCTAAATATCTTCCTAATATTTGGAATAATCTTTGACCTTTTTTTATAGTATAATCTTCTTTACTTAAATTATAAACCGCAGCTTTAAGATTACCTCTATATCCTGCATCAATAATTCCTCTACTATTACGAAGCATTAGTGGCGTTTTTGATATACTTGATCGTGGTTCTAATGTATAACATACATTACGAGTATCTGTATCTGATAATCCTTCACATTGAATTTTAAAGTCAACAAATACAGTTTCTCCAGAAGGAATTAACATATCACCTGGGAAATATAAATCTAATCCAGCATCACCTCTTTGTTCGCGATTGGTATTTGCTTCATCTGTTGCATCATCATGATACATGCATTTAATTTCATCATTATTTGGTTTAAGTAAGAGTTTCATTTTATATATTTTATGAATATTTTGTGTTTAAATAAAAAAAATCAAATTTTTATTATTTTGCTCTTTCAGTATTAATTCATAAATAGTTTATGATAAATTAATCTTCATTGGCTAAATATTATAATTTGATAAATAATTTGTATTTTTATAGTTTATTTAAAAAGTCATCCATTCCCTCCCCCGATCATATTACCATTCTTGTCCCCACCTCATCCACCTTTTTGTTGTCTTTTGGTGTATCTTCGTTTTGTATATTTTCTTTTCATTTTACGATAAGTTCTTTTATTTTTTCTATTTGTAAAAGATCTTTTTAATTTTCTTGATTTTCTAATGGTATTTTTTGTCTTTTTCATTATAATAGTTATTATATTATATTTTCTCTACAAATAGGACAATTATTATTACTTACATTATTTGTATTCATCCAATCCTTAATACACTTTTCATGAAAACTATGATTACATGATAATTCCATTACTTTATCATTTTTAACATAGGGTTCTAGACAAATACTACATTCATTTAAAAGTTTATCTTCATCTGCAGAATTTAATCTACGACATTTTAATTTACTTTTTTTACAATTAGTAATACATTTATTATATAAATATTTATTACATTCACAACATGCACGTGAAAAAGAAATCATTAACATAAAGACAATAAGGAATTGCATAATACGTGGATTTTCATTTGTATGATTATTATAACTATTATTATATTGATCGGTATGTTGATCATTGTAATTACTATCAGTATATTCATTATTCATAATATATATTATTATTATATGTTAATTTATAAATATAAATTAAAAATCAAATTTAATCTGTTTCACTATTGGGTGATAAACATAATTTAATATGTCCTAAATTAGCAACATCATATTTAATAACGAGAGGATAATCATTTTTAATATACATATGAATAAGATTACATAAATTAGTACATTTTGTAAATAAACATAAATATTTTAATGAAAACATCCCCTGAATTGGTAAACTTAAATCAGTACTCTTAGAAAAATTTAATCCATTTTGAGTTTCTGATAAAATTGTTTCTTGATTTGCAAAGTCACCATCACAATTTAATATTAGTGAATTTCCTACACTTTTAATCTCAATATTTTCACCAATATTAGTCATATCTCTAATAATTTTTTGGAAATCTGATGATGGTAATGTTAATTCTGTCTCAAATTTAGCCGGGGGAATAACTAATTCTTCGTCTGATATATCTAATAAATTCATTTTAAATAAAGTTTGTGCATTTTTTTCAATATTATTAATTTTAATACCGAGTCTATTAGGATTTTCTTTTTCAATAAATAAAGTTAAAGTATCATTATTATTCATAGTTTTAATTAATTTAAACATATTCATAACATTAATTCCAATAACAGTTTTATCTTCACAATAAAAATATTCGAAATTTTCAGCATATAATTTCATATGAATTAAAACTATTTGTGAAGTATCGGTAGCAATTAATTTTATTCCAGATTTGTCAAAAATTATATTAGTATCAGTTAAGATTTCCTTTAATGATTCAATCAAGATTCTAAATGCTCCCGATTGAACTGTTTTAACATTAAAAATATATTTATCATTGTCAATATCCATTTTTATCTTAATACTGAAAATATTCTTTAAATATAAACTTAATTTATTCATTAAATTCTTGTAATAATTCATCATTTAAGTAATCATTTCTATAATCTTCATTTTCTTCATCATATTCTTCGTATGGATCAGCGCCATCGACTTCTTCATTAAAAGGTTGTAAGTTTGCTTGTGGTATTTCGGTGACTTCATCATCTTCCATTGTTCTTAATACATCTAATTCTATATTTGATTGTGAAATAATTTCTTTTATTCTTTCATTTCTTTCATCTATTGTATGAGAAACATATTCATCACTTTTAACATATTCTTCACCTAATTTAGCCCCTTCATGATGCCAACTAGATATTCCCATTTTTTGTTTTTGTATCATTGAATATCGACTTTCTCTGTCTGCATTGTCAAACTTGTCAATTAAAACTTGTTTTTCTCTTTCTTTTTGTTTTGACAATCTATTTGCTAAATCTAGTTTTTGTTCATTTAAAAATAACCATGATGGATCATAATGCTGAAATAAAATATGAGTTATTAAATCCATTGTAAATTGTGTTAATATTTCTATCATTTCATCAATTAAATCTTCATCTCTTAATTCGAGTGATTGAAATAATATATTTGCATCGCCAGTTATTTCTGATTGTGAATCTCTTAATTCATTTATAATATTAATTATTTCATATAATATTCCTATAAAATGATATTTCATATAAATATCACAATATTTCTTATTATATTTAGAAGTTTCTGAACCTTTTATCATATTTAAATTTTTTAATAAATGTTTTATTTTATCATATATAAATAATATATATTTATTATTACTATCTTTGTTAACATATGTATTAAATCCTATATAATTATCTTTTGTTTTCATATAAATATTATTATGTAAATATAAACTACCACTATTTCCATCTCTATCTATAAATTTACTATAGTCTTGATAAAAAGTATCAGATACTTTCCATGATTTCGGTAAATTTGTATCAATTGTATTAATATATACTACTTTTGATAAAATATTATTAATATCATTAATATATCCTAATAAATGATTATATTTAAGATTATTATCTTTAATAAATAAATTTAATATTGATGATATATTATCAGAACTAAATGATATTCTTTCTATAGGATTATATTCTTTAAAAATATTAGTAAATCTCTTTTTTTGCTGAATAGTAATTTCATCACTAGTTGATAAAAATTTAGAAATATCAATTATATTTGATTCTGTTTCTTTAATAATTTCAGAAAATATTAATTTTAATTCATTATCATTTTTATCATTTATTGCTTTTGAATTATCATATTTAGTTATTGAATCAAAGATTGTTAATAAATTATCATTTATATTTTTACGATTATCTTTAAAATTACCTTTTAATATATCTAAATAAAACATAAATCTATCATCTAAGTTGGAATATATTTCTATTTCTTTATAATCATCTGTATTATATTTAGTTTTAGTATGAATAATATTATTATATTTTAATGAATTATTTTTACGTATTGTATCTAATATTAAATGAAAATTTTTTTCATTTTTATCAATTTTTTTAAATCTTTCTTTATTATTTACTATATGAATATCATTTAAAAGTGATGTTTTTGAATAAAATTGATAATAAAAATTATCATTATATATTTTTTTTATTTCATTCATTTCATCATATTTAAATAAATCAAATAATCTTGTAATCATATTTTTAGTTTCTTTTCCTTTTTCATCATAATTAATTATTTCATTTAATCTTCCATAAGGTAATTCAGGATAAACATTTGGTGATTTATAATTATAAATTCGTTTTGGTTTTGTATTTAATAATGGTAAATCATATGTATTAATAGCATTATGTATAAAATCATTACAAGATTTTTCATTATCATAACATGAATTTATTTCTGTATTTTTATCACCATATAAACTTAATAAATCTGGTATTAATTTTTCTCTAATCATTTTAAAATTTAATGTTTTAAATGAACCAGAAGATTCATTCCAACCATTTTTTGTAAATATTTTTAATACAGCATCCCTTTTATCACAAGTATTTATTAATCTATTACATGTTAAATTAATAAATACATTATTTGGATGTTTACCATAAAGTGATACAGCATATCTAAATAAATTTTTAAATGAAGAATTTTTAAATATTTCTATTTGAGGTATATTTAATATTTCAGTTAAAGGAGTATTTAAAGATTGAGTTTTTGTTCTTAATAATGAACTATTCTCAATAGTAATACCACCATATATCCTTTTTAATGTATTTATATCATTTGTTTCTGTTAATAATTCTCTAATATTTTTAACAAGAACATTTGACATTAATGGTTTAAATGTAATCCATTCTTGTTTTAAATAATCATTTTTAGTTGATGATATATATTCTTCTAAATTTGAGATACGATTTGTAATTTGAGGAAAATATGGTTCAATACAATATTTAGTTGTTAATCCTAATTGGATATCTATTTCATTTGTACCATATTCTTTTTCATTAAATAAATCTAGAGAATTATTCCATATCTTTTCTTTTTTATATTTTTCTGATAGTTTTCTTATTTTTTCTGATAAATATTTTAATGATTTATGATTTATCTGTTTCGTTTCTATATCCAATAAATCAAATGATAATTTCCCCTTTAATTGTCCCAACGAAGTTTGTATATATAAAGTAATCATTGATGTTAAAAATAATATCTTATTTGTATCTTTTAACCATTTCTGGAAATTTTTAATTATATTTTCTCTTTCTGTTTTTAATGATTTCTTTTTTTCTTTATCTTTTTCTTTCTTTTCTAATTTTTTAATAGATTCAACACGTTTTGATACTCTTGGATGAATATCCGTAAAACTAACATCTCTCATTTCATATCTAGTATCTGATAATATAGTATTATCCAATAATTCATATAATATTAAAATATCATATATATCTTCATCTAATAAATTTACATTTAAACTTCCCGAAATAAGTTTTATAATATTTACAATTTCTTCTTTTTCTTTTAAAAATTCACTTATCTCTAATTCCTTTTCTTTATCTATATCTAATACTTCCCTATTTTGTATTGGTTTATCATCATCATATCCATCAAATAATGAACTATCTTCTCTACATAAATAATTACCACATACTTTACATGATATAAAACCATCTTCAGGTGGTAATCCAAATATACTTTTCATATTAGAAAATACATTATTATCATTCTCAATATTTATTTCATAAAGATGATGTTTACATAATAATTTCTTATTATTAAATTTATTATATAAATAATTCGGTGATTCAGTTTTATTTTCAGAACCCCTTGTAAATAATTCTATAAATTTTGATAAATAATATTTTCTTTCACTTAATTTATTCATAGAAAATATAATATCATGTGCCAATTCTACCCGCTTTTCATCTGTTAATGCTTGTTTTTTTGATGATAAATCAGTTTTTTCACTTTTACGTTTATAATATGGATATCTCTTTTTATATTTTTTAATATTTTCTGATATTCTTGTATCTAATTTATTTCTATTTATTAATGATAAATCATGATATGATAATTTATATTTAAATAAAATCTTTTCTATATCATTATAATTAAATAAAAGATCATTAATATCATCATCATCTAATAATAAATCTATTAATTTAATATGACAACTATTTTTATAATCACTTATATTTATTAATTTACTATCATCTGGTAAATTATGAATTATAAAATTATCTTGACCTCTATCATTTTCATTTAAAATTGTGGATTTTTGTATTCTTTCCTTTTTATAAAAATTATTTTTACGATTTAAATATTCATAAATATATTTCTCAAATATACTAAAGCGAGATAAAGTTGACGGATTCACCGAATAAACATGTTTATTAATTGGTTCTTCTAAAAATTTAACTATTCTTAATAAATTTGAACTATATATTACTTCACCATTATTTATTATTCTTTTATTATTTCTTCTTTCATCATATGTATATGAATCACCATTAATATCAATGCAATCACCTGACTGTAAACAATCTCTTAAAAATATACCAGAATATTCATCTGTATTAATACCTTTACCTGTTTTTGTATCTATCGGTTTAGAAAATCGTAATATATTATTTAAATAATCTCTATAATTTCTAACATTTGATGATCCTAATATTTCTTCTTTTAATTCATTTTCTATAATAAAACCAAGTAAATCATCATATTTATTAACATCATCTTCTATTATTGGTATTAACCAATGAGGCATTTTTAATGATTTGTCTTCTTTAAAATTAATCAATTCATAAAAACTGTCAATGATTTCTTGAACTTCACTTATTAATAATTCATTATCATAAATTCCCATTGACTGAATTAATGCCGATAGTAAATCATCTTTTAATGCTGATTCAGAATAAATTTTATCTTTTAAAATATCTGTCTCAAATGATATTTCATCATATTGTGTTTCTTCATCGTCGGGTTCATATAATTTTACTTTAATAATATCATTTATTTCATAATCTTCGTTTTTTAATATCAATTCACCAGACTCAAACTTAAATGATAATACTTTTTCATCATCACTTTTCATTTTTAAAATATTTTCATAAGGTAATATTTCTATTATTGTACATAATATTGGTTCTTTATCAAATAAAATAATAAATATATCACCTATATCATATGATGATTCATTTTCTTCTATTATAGGTAATATATTTTGACCTTCATTTTCACTCTCAGTATCACTCATTTCATCTATTTCGGTTTCATCTACTTCACCTAAAAATGGATCATTTTCTTCTACACTTTTTATTGGGATTTCTTCACTTTCCATTTATTTATTCATAATATTTTTTATTTTCTTTTAATACGATTTTCTATTTAAAAAGATAATATAATAATATTATTATCCAATAATGGAATTACAAAATCACATAGACTCTTTAACAGATATTACTTCATATTTTAAACAAAATAATTTTAAAGTTAATTCATACAAAAATTTAAAAATAATCTCTTATCCATATGATTCACCACCACAATATAATGATGAAAATGATTTATGGAAACTTTATTTAAAAGGTGCCGTAATTGATCAAAATAATAAACTCGTTTGTTTATCACCTATCAAATCATCTATGTTAGATAATGAATTAGAAGGTGAAAATCTAGTTTTAGAACATTTAATTGATGGAACAATGGTTAATTTATTTTATTATCAAAATGAATGGTTAATCTCAACTAGAAGTGAAATTGGTGGATATAATAAGTGGAATAATAAAAAATCTTTTCGTAATATGTTTGATGAATGTAGTCAATTAGATTATAATCTGTTAAATCAAAATATGTCATATTCATTTGTAATGAAACATGTTGAAAATAGAAATGTTTCACCAATTGTAAATAATGAATTAGTATTAATTGATATTTATGATTTTTCTGATAATACTATCCACCGATTAGATAAAACTGAATATCCAGAAAATATTTATAATATGGTATCAGTTAATAAATCATTTACAGATAAAGATAATTTTTTAGAAATATATAAAGGACCAATTATTGATTATTATATTAAAGGATTTACAGTACGATCCGGCAATCTACGTTATAAATGGATTAATCCTTATTTTGATGAAGTTAAAAATCTAAAAATTAATATGAATAATCATCTATTAAATTATATTGAATTAAGAAGAAATAATAATCTTAAAAAATATATTAGATATTTCCCTGAACATCAACATTTATTTAATAATTACAGAGAAAAAATTCATGAATTAAGCAATGAATTATTTAATACTTACAAAAATGTATTTATTTATAAAAAGTTAAATAAAAATGAAATACCTTATCATCTTAAGCCTTTAGTTTATGATATTCATAAGAATTATTTAGCTAGTAAAAATCCAACTACATGGCAAGATATTAAAGATTATATTCATACTATTCCTGGAAAGAAATTAACTTTTGCTCTTAATTATTGTTAAATTATATATATATTTATTAATTATATAAATGGTCAGAAAACAAATAGGGGGGGCTCATGGACAAATTCCTTTCGCTTATGGGGGAATATATTTAGGAGATACTTTATGTCCTGAAAAAATTACATTTAATAAAGAAACAAATGAATGGACAATTAAAATTAATGACACGGATATTAATTTAGGAACAGGAGGAAATATAGATGGAAGTAACGAATTAAGATTATTATTAGTTTATTTAATTAAAAATAATGCAGCAGATCCATATTTACAAGTATTAGATGCAGTTACAAGAGAGAGAGATATTCCCTCATATAAAATAGCTCCTCTTGTTCGTGCTATTAATAAATATATAATAGGAGTAATTAGCGGACATGTAAGTTTAGTAAATGGTAGAGATGTTCATGAACATATAACAACCGAAAATCTTAAAGCAGGTATAACTGAATTAATACAAAAGTCAACCGGTGTTATGGGTGGTGGAAAACGAAAGAAAAAATCAATAAAAGGTAAATCTAAAAAAAGAAAATCTAAAACTAAAAAAAGATGTAAAAAATGTAGATGTCAACCATGTTTATGTAAAAAACAAATTCACTGTTATCAAATAACATGTAAATCAAAACGTAAATCTAAAAAGAAAAAATCTAAAAATAGATCAAAACTTAGAAAAAAGAGTCATTAAATATGTTTGATTAATATCTGTTTACTATTTTGTAATATTTCATTGTACTTATCTTCTGATAATCCATGATTAATAAATTCACTTAATTCTGTATCATTAGATACACCAATACAGTTATAACCAGATTTAAATAAATCACCACGATTAATCCATTCATTATGTAATACTAATAAAGTATTATGGTGAATTGCTTCTAAAAATGTATACTGCGTTCCACCACCGTCTCCCTTGATAATTGACATATCAATCATATATTTTGCATCTTTTAAAATACTTTTATTTTCATATAATGGAGATAAATTTTTGGGAAATTTACCTTTCCAATATTCATCTATGTTTAAATTTTTTAATTTATGATGAACATAAATACGATTTTCAGCACCAAATAAATAAATATGATCTTTCTTATTTTTTATCTTTGTATTTGCTTTTAATAAAATATCTGTATTTTTATCAAAATCAATTCGTGCAATTGATACACAATTATATCCCAATCCATCATTTTTTGGTAAATCATATGAAAAGAATGGATGAGGCATAAACGTAGATTTTATTTTAAATTTATTATGTAAATAATCTTGTACTTTTTCGCGAATTGTTATTACATTAAATTGAGTTAATAATGGTTTTTCATTTTTATCAGTTGATAATACCAGTGGATTAGGATTTTTAGATGAACCCTTACATTCAGTTGGATCATGAATTACTATTTTTGTATTACTTGGTAATAAATGTAAATATTTATAATAATGTTTATCAATTGCAGTAATTACTAAATTATCTAATTTTAAGATATTCTCAATTGTTAAATTTTGATATTTACAATCATAACCATAATCTCTTTTACTTTTTTCATTTCTTTCAGTTATTTTATAAATCGGTGAATTATATTTATGAGATAAATGTGAAGTAAATGTTACCCAACCACCATAAACAGGTTTGGCAAGATATAATAAATTATATTTTGTTTCTGAATTCATTATAAAATTATTAATTTTATAAAGATTAAAAAATATTAATTTAGACGAAAAAAATATATATATATATATATATAATGCCAAAAATGCCCAAATTTGGAAGAAAATCGAAAACGCAAATTATGATGAATACCTGCCAGAGTCAATATCCACACCTCAGTCAAAAAGATTGTGAAGATTTAGTCTTACGAGTGGCAAATCAAGGGCAATTAGGTGGTGGGAAAAAAAGAAAATCATATCGTAAAAAATATTCAAAGAAAAGAAAATCTATGAAAAGAAAATCTAAGCGTAGGAAATCATCTAAAAGATCAAAACGTAGACGATAAATTTATCCTATTATAATACCACCACCTTTTTTATTTCCTTCTTCCTCAATATTATCTACTTTTACTTTTTTAATATTTGGATCATTTAAACTTATATCTGCTTTTCCTTTAACAATATCAATTTTTTTTGTTATAGGTTCTTCCTGTTCTTCTTCTAGTTCTGTATCAATAATTTTAATATCTTTTTTTGTATGAATTTTTTGTTCAGTTAATAATTTGTCAATATCATCTATTTTTGGTTTTATATGAACCTCTTTAATTGATCGTTTCTTTTTCTTTTTCTTCTTTTTTTTCTTTTTTCTTTTAGTAAATTTAGAATAGTTTTTTAATATATTATGTTCAATTGGTTTTAATCTTATACCACTATCTCTTATATCTTTTTTTTTTGTTTTCATAATCTATATTTAAATAATATATTATAAATAATATTATTATGAAAAATTATTATAAATCACAAAATTTAGAAGTTGGTCTTGATGAAGCCGGTAGAGGATGTTTATTAGGTCCAGTTGTAGTTGGCGCGGTTATAATGAATGATATAAGAGATAATCCACCACCATGCGAAATTAAAGATTCTAAAAAATGTTCAGAAAAAAATAGAAAATTATTAAGAAAATATATTGAAGAAAATTCTATTGCTTATAATGTACAATTTATATATGAAAAAGATATAGATAAACATAATATACTACAATCAACTATGATTGGAATGCATCACTGTTTAGATGATATTACATCTGTAATTAATATTGATACCATTTTAGTTGATGGTAATTATTTTGAGAAATATAATGATAAAAATACATTTGAGTTTATACCTCATGTTTGTATTCCAGGAGGAGATAATGAATATATTAATATAGCTGCTGCTAGTATTTTAGCAAAAGAATACAGAGATGAATATATCTTAAAATTATGCGAAGATAATAGTATTTTAAAAAATTATGATATTGATAAGAATAAAGGTTATGGAACGAAAACTCATATGGAAGCATTAAAAGATTTTGGTCCCACTAAATGGCATCGCAAATCATTTAAACCTTGTCAATAATAAATATTTAAAGTTTATATCATATCAAATAATTATAATATTAAATGCCCGGAAAAGTTAAAGTGACACCTCATATGAGAAACACACCGAGTGGTGGAAGAACACATGTTCGCGGTCAAAACAGAAACGCACCAACTCAAGGTATGCCAAAAATAAAACAACCTAAAAAAAATAAAAAATAATATTTTTATCTATGTATAATAAAGTCAGTTTATGACTATTTTATTTTCTGAAAATATAACCATTAAATATTATGATAATAAACGATTATATAGAACTAAAAGAAGAAAAATTAAAGATTATGATGGTCCTAATAATTTTTCACTATTTTGGAATCAATTACTAATATTAGTAAATCATAACATTATTTATGATATGAATTCATTAAAAAATAAATTTAATACTGAAATCTTAAAATATTATTCTAATAAAATTATAGATGAAATAGATAAAATATTATCATCTAATAAACAAAATATTAAAATATGTCATAATTCTTGTATTATAATAAATAATAATAATATATTTAAAAATCGTTTAACTAATTTAAAATCTTTATTATCTAAATTATAATTTAAATCCTCTTTCTATATATTCATGAACATATGGATTTTCTATTGAATTATCTGTAATTAAACGTGGAGCAATACTCATCGTCTGTAATTCTTGTAATAACATTTTCATACTATAAGGCATATTTACATTTACAATATTATCATTTTCTTCACCATTTGATATTAATCCGGTAGTTTTATTTATATTTACAGAATATTTATCTGATCTTTCCATCATAGATTCATTTAAAAATCCTGATATACCATGAGCTAAAATACTATCTCTTTCCATTTCACCGATTCTTAATCCACCATTATTTGCTCTTCCAGCGGCAGGTTGTCTTACTAAACTTTGTAATGGTCCTTGTCCTCTACTATGCATTTTATCTGCTACCATAATTTTTAATCGTTGATAATAAGTAGGACCTATAAAGATAGATGTTTTTAATTGTTCACCTGTAATACCACTATATAATATTTCATTACCCCATTCACTATAATTATATTTTTCCATTAATTTAGCATAATCATGAATATCATTATTTTGGAAAGCAGTAGCATCACCTAAAAATCCTCCTAAACATGCACTTTTTCCTAAAACAACTTCTAATAATTGATTAATTGTCATTCTACTTGGAATAGCATGAGGGTTAATAATAATATCTGGAACAATGCCATCTTTTGTAAAAGGCATTTCTTCTTGCTCTAAAACTAAACCACACATACCTTTTTGTCCTGGTCTAGATGCATATTTATCTCCAACGGTTGGGATCTTATTTTTACGAATTCTTACTTTTGCAGTTCTTAAATTATCTTTATTTTTAACAACAACAACTTTATCAACAATTCCAGATGTAGCAAATTTTATACATTTACCTGAAACTTTTTTAACTATATTACCACTACTATTTACTTCTTCTCCAATATTTCCTACAATTGCATCATTATCGGTTACATAATAACCTTCTTTAACAATACCATTTGTATCTAATTTATCATAATTTATAATTTTACTTTTTTTAATATCGTTATAATTTTCTGGATTTCCAAAATAAATTCTTCTTGTTCCTGTATTTTCTTCTTTTTCTTCATAACTGCGATAATATAATGATTGAAACATACCTCTTTCTATAGAAGTTTTATTTAAAATTAAACTATCTTCCTGATTATATCCAGTATAAGATGCAATTGCTACAATAGCATTTACACCATAAGGTAATTTATCAACATCTGTATATTTTTTATATCTAGTTGTAACAATTGGTTTTTGTGGGTAATTTAATACATGAGCAAATGTATCAAATCTAGTATTATATGCCGAACTATATAATCCTACTGCTTGTTTTGTCTGTTGACATGAAAAAACATTTCTTGGATATTGACTATGTTCTGGGAAAGGTATATTTAATGCTACAGCAGATAATATTAATGATGAATGTATTTCACAATGAGTATATTCTTTATCTATAGAATAAATACTTTTAGATATAAAAAATCCTTCTGTTTCTAATGGATCAATATACTCAATTTGAGCTTTATTATCCTCTAAATAAGATATATAATCTTCATATTTAGTTTTTATTTTCATAAATTCTTCACGATGATATGTTTCATCATATACAGATAATTCTGGATATAAATCATACATATGTTCCCCACGAATTAAATGATTCCAATGTGACATATATGAAAAATTACCCTCTATTAATTCATTTGATAATACTGAACCCATTTGTTTTAATACAAAAACCGGTCTTAATAATCTACCATTATCACAAAATACATAAATTTCATTTGTATTAATATCCCAATAAATAGATGTATATAAATGAATAATACTATTTAATTTTAATAATCTCATAATTTTATACAAAAAATCCGGATTTTTATGAATACCTATCCATTTGCCATTTAAAAATATTTTACAATTTTGATTTAATTCTTGATGAATAACATCATTTAATAAAATCATACCATTGTCAATTAAGGCTTCATGAATACCTATTTCTGAAACATTAAATGAAACTTGTGCCATAATTGATAAATGATTAATAATTCCAACATTACCACCATCGGGCGATTCAGAAGGACATACAAATCCCCATTGAGAATTATGTAATTTTCTTGGTCCTAAACTTTTAGATCCTGATG